TTAATGGTGACCTTGTGCAATCCCGCCTCCACCATCAGAAAGCCCAATCACGACATTTTGCATCATGCCCTGATCTTCATGATCCAGGATATGGCAGTGCAGTACAAACTCGCCGATATAGCGTTCATAGCGTGTACGAATAGATATTTTGTATGTGCCCTTTGGCGCGTCTGTGGATTCCAACGCCCCATCGATATTGCTTTTTATCCATAGCGTGTCCTTCCATACACCTTTCAGACCAGCATATTGCGAGATACTGCCATCCGATTCCTTTGCGCCCGGCAAGCTTACGTCATTACCATCTGGATCGAGGACCTGAATAATTTCGAAGGGATTCACATGGATATGGAAAGGATGGCTGACAAAATAGGATTGTAATTGCCATTCCTGAGCGGTTCCTAGCACTAATGGGCGATCTATCTGGGTCGGGGAATAGGGGGCCGCGCCCTTAGGACTGTAGGAGCCATCGCTATTTTTTACCACAGAAAATGAGTTACCCACCTCAAACGTTGGGGGCTTTTTCGTGACATCAATGTAAAACACCAACTCCTGCGGCGGAACATGGCTGACTTCTTTATCTGTGATAGGCGGATGGGGAATGAATTTGGTCAGTTTGAGCCCATCTTCCAAACTACTGATGATTTCTTTAGCCAGTTTGGCTGGCTGATAGGTTTTTTGTGCTTGCGTGATTAATTGCTGAGTGGTTGATGTGATAGGGTCTGCTATTGACTGCCCGCCTTTAACTCTGACAAAACCCAAAACCGATCGTGCTTTGTCTTCGCGCGAGACGTTATCTGCGGCTTTTACTGGTGGATTGACAATACAATAGAGGCCGTCTTCGGGGAAATTGACCAGGAGATCATGACGATATCCGGGTTGCAGTGTGGTATTGGTTTGAACCTGTCCTTGAGGCATCGTCAACCCGTCAGCGGCGATGACAACATAAGGAACCGGCGAGCCTGTGCAGAGTTCGCGTACAAATCGATCCTGATTTTCCGCGCCAAGTGTTTTCTCCCGAGAGAAAAAATCACGGGTATCGAGCTTGCGAAACTCTACTTTTATCGTCTCACGCACCCCGGCATGAACCAAGCGCCAGCGTTCAACCTGACCTGCTTTAGCATTGGCAAAAATAGGTCTTACCCGGCCGTTGACAGTAGTAAAACGCCCTGAGTCATCCCATGAGCCTGGTTTGAATTGTTCGTAAGAAACGACCTCACCAACTTCTCCGGGGGCGCATGACCAATCAATTGAATCATCTGATTTTTTCTTCAGCTTGCCATCTTTGAGACAGGCATAGGGAATTTGTTCAAAGACCAATAGGCGTTCAGGAAATGGCTTGCCGTCCGTAGTCTTAAGCAACGTATCAATATCGCCGTTTGAGGCCTCGGTGGGCATGCGATCCCCCCGAATCACAAGCGCACCGGCCATACCGCTGCCAACTTGAATCGCCGTTGAGCCATGGTTGTGTGGATGGTACCAAAATGTTCCGGCTGGGTGATCGCTGGGGATATTATATTCATACTCGAACTTCATACCCGGGTTAATCGATAACAAAACATTATCGCTATTTCCCGTTGGGCTGATCCAAAGCCCGTGGCCATGTAGATTGGTACGGTTAAAGCAGTGTGGGATATTAATATCTTTCGTTTTTTGGGCACATTCAGGCTCAGCGGGAAGTTGATTATCGAGCCTTATTCTGATGGTATCACCCGGCGTGGCTTCAATGGTTGGGGCTATAAAAGGGTGGTAAGGATCGACATGGGGGCCACTATAACTACGCAAGCGCACTTTATCTGGATGGCCTTGTGCCGGGTTACGAATGAGCCCCTCGGTATATTGCACTTTCAAGTCTAAAGCCCGCTCTCGGCCAAGATGAGGCTGAGCTGGTTCGTTGATTTTTCTTTGATAAAGCGTTCCTGACGGCATTGTCGAAGACTCAGCCAGTACAGGAGGGTTCATGAATCCATTTTCTTGTTGCTTATTGTCGCCATCTTGAGCTTCGACGTGGGGGAAATAAATGCTGAATAGTAAAGCCGTCGCGCTGAGAAGTAATTTTTTATGCACCATATATTCTCCATGCCTAAATACTTTAATTTGAATTAATTAAGTTGCTATTGTTTGTTTGAGTTGGTTATTTTTTCTATCATTAGTTAATGCGTTTTTTACCTCCAAAGATGAATAGAGTGTTCGATGGTTTTTTTAATCGATAATGTTTTCTATCGTCTGAGTATTTAAGCCCTAATGACTAATTAAAGTTAAAGACACTCAAATAGTAAACATAACGCAAAAATGAATTTTAAAGTGAGGCTGTAATGGGATGAGTAATAAATAATAGTTATTATTTATCAATGTTAATTTTTTATTTCTATTTATATCCTACCTAATCGTTCTATTCGATATACCCGATCTTCCTCAAGATACAGGCTTGAAGACCTGAAAACGATCGTGATCCTACGTGGCCGATAACGCATCTTGTTTAACGCAGTCCTAATGTGTTAAGCCTGAAAGTTATATAATTGGCCTTTATTAGTTTGGTTAATTATTAAAAAATCTTTATTTATCATCAAGCGATGATAAAACCAGCAGGCGAACGTCAGCCACTTGACTTGAGATGCTGATTTCACTAGTTTGTCATCCCGTAGTTCACGTCAGGCTCTCGCCCGACTATTCCCAACGCCGATATAGCTCAGTTGGTAGAGCAGCGCATTCGTAATGCGAAGGTCGTAGGTTCGACTCCTATTATCGGCACCAGTTAATTCAATAACTTATCTAGCTTTCATGTAAATCACATTCTCATCTTGTGCCATATTTGTGCCATTACGCTCTAGAATTGCGTCAATTTTGCTCGCGTGCTCTGTGAGATGACCAGCGGATAAATGTGCGTATCGCTGTACCATTTCCAATGTTTCCCACCCGCCCAACTCCTTGAGGGCAAGAAGTGAGACGCCTGACTGAACCAGCCAGCTTGCCCAAGTGTGCCTAAGATCATGGAACCTGAAGTTGCTAATGCCTGCACGCCTTAGCGCCCCCTGCCATGCCTTATTACTATCGGTTCTCATCTTGCGTATTGCGGGGGTTTTTGTTCCATCGCTGCGATACGCAGCCTTGGTGTGAACAAAAACCCATCGCTTATGCTGGCCTTGCTGAGCCCTGATTATCCCGCACGCCGTTTCGTTAAGCGGAACGCCTATTGCGTTGCCCGCTTTCGTTTCGTCTGGGTGCATCCATGCCATTTTCCTTTCCATGTCAACCTGCGACCACTCTAAATCTGTAACATTAGAGCGGCGTAGCCCTGTTGATATAGCAAACATCACGATGGGGAAAAAGTGCGGCGCTATCTCTGAGAAAAGCCGCTTTGACTCATCATCAGTTAGCCAGCGTATGCGCCCATTTTTTATTCTCGGCGTTGATATTTTCGGCGACCTATCCAGCCATCCCCATGTAACGGCGAGATTTAGGATTGCGCGGAGGATGGCCAGGTGCCTTGTCCGCGTCCCCTTCGTTGCCAACTTTGGGGTATACTCTGGCGCTGGCTTGCCCAACCTGTTGCACCTATCCCTTGTCATTTCCCAGTTCAATCGGTGGCGGCGGTTTTCCATCCCGTCAACCGCCTCCATTATTGCCTCCGACTTAATGCTTGACAGAATGCGTCCATCGAAATGCATTAACCAAAACCCGATAATGCTCTTGTCATCATCAAGGCTTTTTTTGTCAGCCTTCTCTCGTATCCACCGAATACAGGCCTCGTTAAATGTTTTTTTCGGCGCCTCGTCGAGCTTAGAGACCCTCCACATCTCCGCCTTTAGACGATCATGAAGTTCTTGCGCTTGCTTCTTGTCCGTTGTCTCAAGAGAGCGTCTAACTCGCTCACCTGCTGGCGTAACGAAGTCGCAGTGCCACGTTCCGCCCCGTAGTTTGATTGACATACTTTATCCTCATGCACATCAACCGCATTCACGCTGCTATTGTGTACCTGACCTTTCAGCGCCGCAATGCAGTCCGATTTGAAAATTCGATATGGGCTTTTCGGTTTGGCTGGGTTTATTTTTGCCGCCTGTAGCCTGCCAGATCGTATCCACTGACTGATTGTTCCCTTATCGACTTTCAGAAACGCCGCGGCTTCTTCTCTCGTAAAAACCTCTTCTGACATAACTCCTCACTTATTAGCTTCAGCATCAACGACACGCACGAAATAACTCAGCCACAATTTCGCACTGAATGTATTCGGCGGTAGGGCGGTGATACGTTTTGCGTGGTGGTCGAGAATGCGGGTAATAATCGGATCGTGGTTTTTTTTCGGCTGGTCTTTCGTCTGAGCGATGATCTCAGACCGACAGGTTTTAGCTACGCTGCGTAGAGCGTTCTCTGTTTCCGCATTCATACAGTCACGCACATGGTGTAAACAGATCACAAAAAAGCCGCTGTGATAGCGGCCAGAAATAGCTTTGCTGTTAGCGTTGTTCGCTTCATGAGGTTTCAGCCTCTTTCATGCTCTTAATTTCTTCTCGGGTCGCCAATCTGTAATTGCCAAGCGGCAGTCGGATTGTGACGGGTTTATTTCTGCGCCATTTTGATATTGTCCTTTCTCTAAATTTTTCCCGTGGGTTGCCGTTCCATGACGCGATGACGTAATTTTCGTGCACCTCGAAAACTTTAACGCTGAATACATCAATGCTTTTAATCGTTGTATTGCCCATGTTGCGACGTAACACAGACCAGACGATATCGTCTGGTTTTAATGAGGATATTTTCATGATTCACCTTTGGCCTTGGCGATTGCTGCTTTAGCCGCTTCGGTGCGCGGAGGATTAATTGCAGCCCACCCTCTACCCTCATCGGCAATAATCCCCTCCAGCGCCTCAAGCAAATCCGGTGCAGAGGCGATTAAATTTGCGTTACACCTTGCCTCTTCTGCGGTTTCCTTATCGTCCACCCATCCCGATGCATAAGCCACATGATATCCAAGCCCATCACTACTGTGGGTTTGAATAACATTCATATTACCTGTCACTTTTATGCTCTCTTTCCCGTTTACAAACCACGGGCCCGGTGTATGCTTACCCATCCTCATCTCCCAAATGCTGATTCAATTTCCAACGATAACCGCGCTATACGCTGCTCTACGGCCTGCAATGTCTGCGCATCTGACGTCATCACATCCAAGTGGCAGAGGCGGCTAATGAGCTGTGACAGCTTCGTGTAATAGCCGATAGTCGATAGATACTCACCGCCTGCATCCTTGCCGTCTTTCTTTGTCTTGCGCTCCTGCAAAACATATTGGTACTGGTCTGCTGTGATGACGTATTTGTCACCGATGCTGATTTCCATCCTCATCTCCTTAATTCAGGCGTAAAAAAACCGCTCGGGGCGGCTGGTTGTTCTGCTGGGGATTTAGGCATCTATCACCTCAACATCAATCCCTGTGACCGCATCGTCATTAATCGATATGATTAATACATCGTTCTCAGTGAAGGGTGAAAGCGGCTCACTTTCAGGTTGCAAATACAGGCAAGTACCTTTGTGACGAGTTATATATCTCACCCTATACCAATCGCCAAATACTTGAATAACATCATTCGGCGATATTCTGCATGGGTGCTTTCTAGTTAACATTCTTACTGACATCTACTCCCCCCTTATGCTGCGGAGCGGCGGCGCTTAACCAGTTACGCACGGTCTGATATTCATTGTTGCGGTATGAACCGCAGGCAAAAATATACGGTTGCCGCAGGTTATGCCCATTAAGGCTCAAGTAATCTTTGCATCCCTTCTCGGTAAAGCAGGCGGTAACAAACTCATCAATCTCTTGCATCGCATAGCGATCATAGCCGCGTGTATCACGGCAACCATGATGCAAAGCTTCAAGTCGCTTGGCTCGCAATTCGCTGACCTCTTCGCCATCCCAAATCCAAACAATGCGGCTTGGTGAATGTTCATCGCTACCAATGATTTCACGCTTCTGAAATACGACGAACATAGGCTGGTCAGTTATGCGGTTGTCCTGAGTGTTGATTTGTTGGCCGATAATGCGAAGCGCTTCCGGCACTGAACCATCCGGAATTACCGGATGGTTGACCATACCGCGCCCATCCTCGGAATGGTTGTTATCCTTATTGGTGACGTCACCGGAATGGTTTTTCTGGAGCATTGCGGCGCGGCAGGCGTTCCAAACTTCAACAGCCATATGGCAGTCGCTTTCATCCATTTTGTGCCATCCTCCGTTGCGCGGAACGAGCACACCAGAGAGCACCGGTATATTTTCGGGCGTGGCCTCATCCGGCACCGTGTAAGGCTGGCTTGCGGCTGGTGTAACGGGGCGGGTATAGAGCTTATCCCCCGGCACGAATTTAGCTCCATTTTCCGCGACAATTTGAAAAACGAGACTCTTGTTATGTGCAGACATTTGGCGACCGCCATCAAGTACGGTCGCCTCCGGCTCTTGCCCCCGCAGCTCTGCCAGTTGCGCGCGGAGTGATAGAATTTCAGATGCCATTGCTGGTGCTTCTTCCCATCTCAAAGACGGTGAGCGTCGCTCGATGATTTCTTCCAGCCTTTCATTTGTTAAAGTTGTCATGTTTCAGCCCTTACAATTCAAATGCCAGTTGTGGTGTGAAAAGATCTCTATGCTCGTCCCACAGCAGCGCGCTGGCGCTGTTCATTGATTCAATACGCTCAACTAAAACACTGGTACGGGTTTCTTTCGATGCTGGGGCATATGCAGATCTCTTCCACGATTTATCTATGCCGATATTTCTGGCTACATTTGTACTGTCAGCTGATGACAGTGGAATGTGACGGAAAATATCTCTATTCAGCATCCGCAGTCCGTGCAGTTTACAGGCCGGATAGCCGTTTTCATCAACAACGTGGCGTATCAAATCGCGCAGTTTTGCGACGCATTTACGTGGCCGTTTAGCGTCGTACTCACCCATGCTGCCGATCGCAACGCGTGGCCACTCATTACACAACTGAATAAACCGTTCATCAGGTTCGTTCATATGCCATACCGGACAGCCAATGAATTTCCCATGCGGCCATTCAGCGATTAGTGCATCGTTTTCCTCTGCTGTTCCGCCGATCACATCGGGGATAATTGCGAATGAAAACCGGGGATGATTAGCCCATTTTGCGACAAACTCGTAATATTCATGCCAGTCAACGACGCGCTGTTTTGTCCAAAATGAGAACGCGCCGTTATCCAATGCGAACGACTGACAAACTTCTGACGCGAGCGCCAACTGTCCAGAATTTGCGAAGCTGATAAACGCATGTCGCCCACGCCAGGCGCGTAATGCGCACGTATCTGGCGTAATAGGCCCACCGTGGAAATGAATCATGTTTCGTCCTTACTGCGTGGTGCGCCACGATAGCCTGAATTGTTTGCACCCCACAGCGTGATGTAGGGGCTATGCCGCTGGGTATGTTTTACGCTCAGAACGAAATATTCACGCTCACTCACACCCCACCTCCGCGCAGTTTGCTGGCGTACATCTCGCATCGATTCGCTAGATAATGTGAGTAATTACCCTTGCCATCTTCAGCTACTCGCCCTTGTGAAACCAAGGCCTGATATTCAAAATTTAGGTATATGGCTAATTCTTCTATTGCTATTGCCATGATTTCACGGATGCGCTTATCAGTGGCTGGGAATAGAACACTACGCTCTACTTCTGTTTTCGCACCATTTTCAGGGTGATATTCCGCTGGCCAATCAGAGCAACTCCTAAACATCAATTCATTTTCCGAAGCCAGCCCATCCCGCTGCTTTTCTGTTTCTTTCAGAGACTGAACCGCCTCTGTTAGCATTGCGTCGAACTTATCGCGCTGAATTTCCAGCTCACGCATCATTGCGCGGAGAGTCTCATTGTCTTTTTGTAATTCCGATATGCAGAAATCGCGATAACCAAGCTCAGCAGCGATGTCTGATTTACTGTACAGGCTCTCCGATGTCATATGATGAACATGTTGGCAATAAAAATTACCGGATACATCAAGCTGTATAATGTCTCGTTCTGCGTATAAATTATTATCCACGATTATTCTTCTCCAGTTTCTCGTAATCCTCTCTGCAATATTCATCGCAGAAATGACCGACTTCAATCGTCTCGCTACAGTATTTGCACTTTCCTGTGAATTGCATGGGAGCAGGGCGGTTAGCTAATGCGTGCTGAATATTTAAATCGGTTAAATCATTTGCAGCGTCGATAATGTCAGCCATTTGTCACCTCAATTTTATTTACCCATTTATCACAAAACTCAGCGCGTAATTCGCACCAGCCCGAATCTTTCGTATTGGCGTGACGCAATGCTGCGAGCCACATCATTTTGGCCTGCGTGAAATCGTGTGCGCGTTCGTATGCAGCGGCATGGTTAGCTGCTGTTAGATATGCTGTGTTCATTAGTCACCCGTCCAGTTATCTTGACGACCAATTCCACGCATCCATGCGTATGGGTCAGATTGAGTTGTTTCTATATTTTGTTTTGGTTGCTGGCTAATTCTTTCTCGCTGTATTTCAGCTAATTTCATGTCATTTATTTTTCTATCAATTGCATCATTAATTGATTTATCTCTATCAATTATTTGAGGGTGTGATATTCCTTTTTCTGCGCACTCAATAGCATTCATTGCGCCGTTAACTATTTCAGAATGCTTGAGATATCTAGCCTTATCCTTTTCAGACATTCGGCTTAATCTCATCTGCTCTATTTCTTCGAGATAATCATATGCCATATCATTTATCACCTCTAAAATGGTGGCTCGTCGTCAAAATCCATTGGAGGTTCATTATTCTGTGGCGCTTGCCGCTGACCGCCACCTGTATTGCCGCCTTCTGGTGCACCGCCGACCTGACGCCCACCCAACATCTGCATGGTGCCGCCGACGTTAACAACCACTTCTGTGGTGTAACGCTCTACGCCAGCCTGATCGGCCCATTTTCGGGTTTGCAGTGCGCCTTCAATGTAAACCTGAGAGCCTTTACGCAGGTATTCGCCCGCGACTTCTGCCAGCTTGCCGAACAGCACCACGCGGTGCCACTCGGTCTTCTCTTTTTGCTCACCGGTTTGCTTGTCACGCCAGCTTTCCGACGTAGCCAGCGTGATGTTGGCAACTGCACCACCATTCGGCATATAGCGGACTTCTGGGTCTTGACCCAGATTTCCGACAAGAATCACTTTATTAACGCCTTTACTAGCCATTTATGCCGCCTTGTTGAGTTCAGCGCCGCGATTTTTGAAAACTTCGACGCATTTATTTTGATGGTCTGCTGATGACGCAAGGGAATTCCACGCAGGCTTATATATTCCCTTTAACTCATCAAGCGACTGACATTCACCCGCCAGTGCTGTGAAGTCTTTCAATATTTCATCAGGGCTGCGTGGCGCGACGTTATGACATTCTGCGTCGGGGTCTATTGCGGTTTCTTCAGTTGGGATGCAGAACGTCTGAAATGCGGCATATTTGTAGGCGATCGACATAGCCTTATTGGTCGCCTTGTCGCCGCTATCCATTGCCTCGCCATATGTCGCCACGGTATGTATACTCCCATCCTCTGCGCTGGCGAAATCGAACTCAGCCTTGATGACAACATAGAACAGCGTGCCGCCGCTTTTCGTAACACGCTCTGTTACCGTTCGCTCTGTGATTCTTGGCAGGATGACTAATTTATGCTTTGCTAGAACAGGAGCTAATGCGTTGTAAACCTGATCAATGCCGCGAAACATAAATCCCTGCTGGCGGTTCTCTCTACTCTTGCTGATTCCCTGTGTTGCCATTTCCTCAGCCACCGCGCAGATCGCGGCATATACCTTTTTCGTTTCCACAACTCACCTCACATGTGATTACCAGCGAACTCATCCCATGTAATAGGCTCGTCGCTGTGGATTTCTGAACACTCTGATTCGTTTGTTTTTGAGTGCAGAATGGCAATGTTTTTTCTCTGCATTGATGCTTGATGTAGATAATTTGCTGATTCAGCATGCCATCCATTTTCTCTGCACTGTTTCGCCATTGTGATATACAGACCATGAAATGAAATTCCGACGCGCCTTGATGCTGGATATCTGAGTGGGTTTTCCATTTTCACGGCTGCAATCTCCGATTCAAAAACCGAATAATCATGTCAACGAGCGTTCTCGGTTTAAAATCATCGCTCGTTAATATATTTGTGCGAGAGTGTTGTATTGATTTAATTGCGTCGAATGGGCGGCACACGATAACGCCGCCACAGATATTATCGTTCATCGTGGCTTCCTGTATTTGGTTAATTTCACAATGCCCACGATGTAGGCATTAGGCTATTAAATAAATATCATCAAAACAGCGCTCAGAAATAGCAGCATCAATAACAACGCCACTCCCATCACAGCGTAATATAATGTGTATCCGATCACCTCTTCTGGTCTCATTATTTCCCCGATGTTGCAAATGTGCGTAAATAAAAAAGGCTGCGCTATGCAGCCTGTCGGTTAAACTTTCTCAAGTGCTTATCAATCAAGCGCAATGCTTCAACGAAATATTCTTTCTGTTCGTTGCAATACTCAGCACTGCGATTTAAATCTTTGTAACAATCCCCACCAGGAGACCATGCTGATATTGCACTAACCACCATGCCGCGTTGATTTTTTAGCTTCTCTTCCGAGTGTGCATTGTTGTTTATTTCTGTCAGCAATACTGAGTTTGGTTTGTTGCTCATGTCTTTCTCACTTTTGAACATGAAACGGGTTATTAGGCTTTCCGCGATGCCCTGCGTTAAACAACGCTACTTGCGGCAGACACACAGAGCCGGAATATTCCGGCTCACTTCTTTTCGGCAAATCAACGTGAGTTAATTTCGCCCACGCTTTGCTGATTTTGAATGCTAGCGCTGCATGTTCCCGGCGCCTTGCCATAAGCTCACCACGTTGACGATAGCGGCGTGTTTTGGCGTTGTCTTTAGCTGGCTTAACGATGATTGTTGTCATTACTGTCTCCTATGAGTGCTTTGGTGATTGAGTGGACGGTGCTGATCTCCGTCATAGGGCGCTTGTTCGGCGGCGTCGAGCTTGCTTATTCGCTTGAGCCATCCCTGCGAGTCAGCCACGTCCCGCTGCACATCAGCCTGTGTATTCACTCAATCCCAAAGCATTCACTTTGGTCTCCTACATTGGCAGGAGAATTCCCATTCATGTTAAAGAGCGAGGCACTTGGCGGTGGGCTGCGTCGTGCTGTGAGGTAAGAATACTCAAGGTATTTATTATTGTAAATACTCTCAGTATTTATTTTTTATAAAAATATTCACAGTATTGATTTTTAAGTGAATTTATTTTTCAGGCGGATATCTGAGGGCATGCAGGAGCTACGGAAAGGTGCAGGAGTAGTGATTTAGTGCAGGAGTGGGCAACTACCAAAAATCTTTTGGTAGTTCGAAATGCTGGAAATGGGGGGGAAGGGCACAAAAAACCCGGCGCGGGGCCGGGTGGGGGAGTGGTGGGGGGGGGGGGTATATCATGCGGTAAGCATTAGAACGCGCCTGCAAAGCCTTTCAAATTGTTGGAAGAAAAGGTCTCGATTGCTTTTCATTGTGTCAAAAACATTTCCTGCTTTACCATCACCCTTCAAGTCCTCATCCGTAATCGCAAAAACTGGCTTGGACAGTTTTTGGCTGATAGCAATTAAGGAGTTAAAGTCGGAAATCTGGGCTAAATCATAAGCCCTTAAATGCGGGGTATCTGTAGCATCGAGGGATTTTTGAATTTCATCTTCTGATGCAGAACAGCCAATAAGATGCAGTGAAGTAGCTAAAACATTATTTACAGCCCCGTGAATCTCATTGACCCAGTGCTCAAAAGATTTTACAGGCATACCATTTCGTGGGCGATATCTTTGGTGGATTGCACCAATAAATTTAGGTTTATTGGTTATATTTATCGCTGTTCCCGATTTTGCAGTCTTCTTGAAGAAGTCTAACTCAGCATGCCATGCTGTAATAGTTTCAGACAGGGAGTTAATCGCTTGCCAACAAAAAAAGTCTGGAGTCGCTGGTACAATAAAATAATTACTAGACATTAAAGCTATTTCATTCAAGCCGCCGACGCTTGGGCTTAAGTCATAAATGACATAATCTATTTGATTTTTCTCAGCAATCATGTTGATAACTTTAGGCAGGTTGCCAGGGAGGTTCCTTGTCAAGGGAACGCCAGAAGCAATTTTAAGAGCAACACTAATTTGAGAGTCGAGCATTGAGACGCTAAGGTGTCCCGGGAGCAGATAAAGATTTTTATTTTGACACTCAAAGAGCTTTGCCGAATCAGAATTTACTAACTCTTCTACCGATGAGCCATTCATTAACGTATCAACAATAGACTCCATTGTTAGATTGTATCTACTGCTGTAAAAATTTTCCAAGCTTTCACTAACGGTCGTGTAACCTAAAACCATTCCAGTTAGATTGCACTGAGAGTCAAGGTCAACCATCATGACTTTCTTGCCGGCACTCGCTAACCCCCAACCAATATTAAAAGCAGTAGTGGTTTTGCTTACACCACCCTTATGGTTAAAAAAACAAATTGATTTCGGCATTGGCGAAGTCCCCAGCTCTAATATTTCAGTCATGATATTTCCTTTATTTTATATAAGTTTCGTGTTAATGGCATCACAAAAATATCCACCCACCCACACCCACACCCACACCCACACCCACCGCCAGTGGCTAAATCAGCCCTACGGAAGATTGGCTATCTTCGCGTCAACAACAACGCCGATAATCCGGCAGTTCCCGTTAATCGTAATCAGCGGGTACTGAGGATTCAGCGGCTTTAGGAACCTGTGTCCGGCGTCTTCAACATACTTCTTAAACGTTGCCTCGTTCTCACCATCCAGCTTTGCAATAACGAGCTTCCCGTTAATTGGCTCCACTTCTGGGTCAACCAGGATCACCATGCCTTCAGGTATACTCAACCCAACGGGCGACGTCATTGAATCGCCTTTAACGTCCAGCCAGAACGAGCTATCAGAGCAATCAACGGTCGTTTCATACCAGCGATCAATAGACCTGCGGTGGTACGGCTCAATAGCCTCAGACCACGAACCAGCACTTACCCAGCTTATTACGGGATATTCGCCTTTTGGTTCGTGGAAACCGTGGAAAGACACGTTTGAATCAACGCTGCTTGCGTAAGATGCCGCATCGCTTGCAAGCTCGGGACTAAATTCAGATATTGGAACCTGAAGGATTCTGGCAAACCCTGAAGCCATGGGAACATTGAGCGCGATCCGTCCATTAAGATAATGACCAACGGCACCCTGAGATATTCCCAACTCGTCAGCGATAGTGTATTGCGTGACGTTCAATTCTTTTTTCTTCGACTGGTACAAAGCTTTTAGCTTTCTTGCCGCTTCAAGCTGTTCTCTCGTCAGTGTCTTTTTCGTTTCCATTCTCACATTTTAATAGCAAAGGTAATCAAACAAAAATACTTAGGATATTTACATGAATAATTACCTGTAGTATTCTTTATCTGTAATTAACAGGGAGCGACCTATGAATCGAATGACACTTGAGGATTACGCCAAGATCCATGGGCAGGCTAAAGCCGCAAAAGATTTTGGCGTGATTCAGTGCGCAATAAGTAAAGCCATCAGAGCAGGACGGAATATTTTCGTCACTATTCAACATGATGGCAGCGTTAAAGGGGAAGAGGTTAAGCCATTCCCTAGCAGCAAGAAATAGCAACACCCGCTCTTTAAACCCGCTGATCTCGCTCTGCCATTGTGGAGCACTAAACAAAGTGGCACCCCACGGGATGCCTATGCATTTAAAACAGGAAAATAGTAACTAATGGACAACGCAAACTACAGCAAACCAACACAGCGCGAGATTGATCGGGCTGAGACAGATTTACTCATCACCGTCTCTCATGTGACAGGCCGTAAATTCGCTGAAATGGCGGGATGGCATGAATCAAAAATCAGTCGAATGAACTGGCGGGACATCGCAACGATATTTTGCATAGCGAAAATGGCTGCTGAATGTAGTCCGCTTGGGTATGCAATTCAAGAGGCATACAAAGCGGTTGGAATAAAAAAATCCGCGTCGGGCAAAGGCGCGGATTCTCAGATAACGATGGAATTTTAACTGGATCAAATCACAGGGGTAATTATACATGAACACTGCTGAGGTAATCAAATTCCCCGGTCCTGAACCGGGGCAGGAGAAAAGAGTGGCAGATCTCGAAGATGGTTACACGCGAACTGCTAACGAATTGCTTGAGGCCGTTATGTTATCTGGCCTGACGCAACACCAACTGCTGATCGTTATGGCTGTATGGAGAAAGACCTACGGCTATAACAAGAAAATGGACTGGATCGGCAATGAGCAGTTCGCAGGCCTAACAGGGATGGCGGCAACAAAATGCTCTACAGCAAGAAACGATTTAATCAGGATGGGAGTCCTTGTACAGCAAGGGCGTCAGGTAGGAATGAACAAGGCCGTTTCTGAGTGGAAAACCAAGTTTAACGGATTCAGTAAAACATTTACCGAATCGGTAAAGAAAACCTTTCCTGAATCGGTAAAAAGCGATTTACCGAAACGGTCAAACACAAAAGACAATATTACAAAAGACAATATTACAAAAGACAATAAAGACAGTATTACCCCTATAGTCCCCGCTGGGGACGTGTGTAAAAAACCACCTGAGCAGGACGAAGATAGCCCGCCAGAGCAACCAGCATCACAAGCCATCAAAACCGTGTTCAGCCACTGGCAGGCAGAACACAACCACCCGACATCAAAACTCGACCAGAAGCGCCGGAAGAAAATCAACGCCCGTCTCGATGAGGGATTCACCGTTGCTGACCTCTGCAAGGCCATATCTGGTGCCAAGTACGACGCTTGGTTAATGGGAAAAAATCCATCCAACAGGCGCTATGACGGCATAGAAACAATCCTGCGTGACGCCGCTCAGGTTGAGAAGCTGCGCGACCTTGACGACAACGAGCACGCGAAGGCGATCGCAGCCGGGAAATACTCGGCAACCACTGCAAGAAACCTTGACCGTCTCCAGCGCTGGGCAGGAGAGGGAGACAGCGGAGCACCATTCTGATGAACGACACTGAAAAACCTAAGTTCGCTCAGTCGATGGCAGCGATTGGCGAGATATACGGGAAAGAGATTTCCGAGGTGATGATCGGGATTTACTGGAACGCCCTGAAGCCGTACCCATCCGAGGATGTGCAGAGAGCATTTCAGGGGCATACCCGCGACACCGACAACGGGCAGTTCTTCCCCAAACCCGCTGACCTGCTGCGGCACATCGAGGGCAACAAGGACGGCAGAGCGTTACAGGCATGGAGCAAGGCATACAAGGCCATTTGCAGCTACGGACGCCGCAACAGTGTTGTGTTTGATGACCCCGCGATTCACGCAGTTATTTCTGATATGGGGGGCTGGATTGAGTTTGCTGGAGTGACGGAAGAGGAATTGCCGTTCCGGGCGCGTGAGTTTGAGAAACGCTACCGAGCGATGCTGATCACCGGCGTGCAGAAATGCGAAACCATCCTGATCGGCATGGACGATGCGCAGAATATTCGCTCTGGATTTCAGGAAACGCCAAAGCCTTTTTTGCTGGGCGATGTGACCAAGGCCAGGCAGATCCGCAACGGGATGTTCCTTATCGAAAACAAAGGTGCGGCCTAGACCGAATAAACAGGAGGAGTGATATGCACAATGAGCGCGAAAGATTAGACGCTCTAATAGCTGAACAGCGGCAACGAAAACCGAAATACGCACCATCCATCATCACCCAGCCAGCAAGAAACCCCACACGCAGACAATCCATTGCAGAGGCGAAAATTGAATCATTCAATTCGGCGCTGGCAATTATGCGTGACAAATTACGGCTGGAAAAATCGGAGAGAATGCGTATCGGGATGTTATCAGCAATTAGCGCAATAGAGCGGATGAGAGACGAGGTGAAACCGTGACATTCGACAAATGGTTTGCTGAGTTAATCGGAATAGCACAATCCAAGGGCTATTACGCTCCGATGTACGAAAACGAGTGGCGTGAAGATTTTGACGCTGGATTATCGCCAACTCAAGCGTGGAATGGTGACTATGACTAACGAAATCCCCGGATGCCGAGCAGACGGCACCTGCAAAGAGTGTAATCACTATAAACAAACAGGAATAGGCGGCGCGAGTTTGTGCGCGAGAAAAGTTAAAGGGGTGAAGAGTGAAAGTGAAAATGGTTGAGCAAAAATGCACGGGCTGTAATGGGCATGGATTGGTTGGCGGATTACTGCCCAATGGCGGCGGCTATGACGTGGACGAATGCCCGTACTGCCACGGTAGCGGTATGGAAGTTGAACCTAAACTAGCGGAGGGCTTGCAATGAGTGAGTGGATTAAGACAAGCGAGAGAATGCCGGATAAGAATCAGGGGTGCTTGACGTGGAACGGGATTCACATCGGCAAGTCGTTTTTCTCGTTTGGTAGCTTTCAGTGCTGGCAACCACTCCCCGCACCACCACAGGACTAACCATGATTTACCCATATTTATCTGAACTACTAGGCTCGCTAATAATCGCGGGCCTTATTTTTGCCCGGAGGATGTAATGATTATTCCAGAGAACGAAAATTGCTATGGCTTGGTAGTCGAAGATTTAGGCGAAGTGCTGTCTATCGGAGAAGACGGACTGGCTGTTGATACAGAACAGGCGCAGCAACTGATAGTCGTGCTGCAACGCTGGATTAATAACGAAAATATCGAGGATTGATTATTGCAAATCGAAATGGTCAAAAATGCCGGTGGCGTTTTCTGTCCAGCGTTCGAACATGATTTACCCCGTCTGACAAAGTTCAAAAATGGCGAGATGTACAGCGCCGAAATCAAGTTAACCCGCAATCCAGCATTTCACCGCAAAGCCTTTGCCTTTTTCAACTTCTGCTTCCAGCACTGGGCAGCGGATAGGGCGGGCCTTGAGCACATGGATGAATACAGCCAGTTTAACCGCTTCCGCAAAGACCTGACGATACTTGCCGGGTTCTATGAGCAAACGGTACGGCTGAATGGTGATGTCAGAACGGAAGCCAAGAGCCTGGCGTACGCGAACATGGAACCAGACGAGTTCGAACGCTGTTATTCCGCATTAATCAACGCCGCTATCAAGCACGTTTTCGTCGGGACGAAAGACGAAAACATTCTCAATCAACTACGGAATTTCTTCTGAGGTTTTATGAGCACACGAAAAATAATCAGTGAGTATTTCAAAACTCACGACAGAGCGACATTTCCAGAAATACGAGTTCATTGCGAATTGTCTGGATGTGCAAGGGGAAATATCTCATGCGCAGTACATGACATGTTGAATCGCGGTGAACTAACTCGATCAGGAAATCGCGGCAGCTATCTGTATGTGGCGTGCGGTGACTTGAAAACCGACATCAAGTTGGGCCGCCCGCTGGGCAGGAAAGACAGCACGCCGCGCCAGCGTAGGAAGTCCACCCCATCCAATTCGGCGGCTCGATTCGATCAGCTACTGAGCGGGGTGCGGGGATGACACTCAAATCAAACACATCAGCAGATGATAAGGATCGCTGGCAAACACCGCTGTGGTTATTCGACGCCCTCGATATTGAATTTGGATTTTACCTCGACGTTGCTGCTAGTGATAAAAATGCACTGTGCGCGCATTATCTCACTGAGTCTGACGATGCGCTCAATGTTGACTGGTTTAGCCACGGTGCGATCTGGTGTAACCCGCCGTACAGCAAAATCACTCCATGGATTGAGAAATCGGCGGAGCAATATCGCAAACAAAACCGAACTGTAGTGATGCTAATACCCGAAGACATGTCAGTCGGCTGGTTCTCGCTCGCGCTGAATTCAGTTGATGAGGTGAGGGTCATTACTGACGGGAGAGTTAATTTCGTAGAGCCATCTACGGGGATGGAGAAAAAAGGCAATAGCAAAGGCTCAATGCTCCTGATTTGGCGCCCGTTCACCACTCCGCGCCGGATAATCACCACCGTTTCAAAACCGCTGCTAATGAATATCGGTCAGGGAATACGGAGGGCTGCATAGTGCTAACTCAGAACGAAATATCTGCATATCAAAAATCATGCATTCAGCGCTCATGCGTAGTCGGCTACGAGGGTCAATCACTCTGTGCTAATTGCAATGCTGATTTGCATCCGTTCGAAACTCACGTTTGTGATGAATGCGCAGGGGAACTACTGGAACAGGAGAAAAGCGATGGCTGAACGGCACAAGCCGCCGAAGCCTAAGACCTGCCCGATATGCGACGCTGAATACACCCCTCGCTCTACCACTCAAAAAGTCTGTTACTCCATCAAATGCGCAATGACCTACGCAGAGCAACAAGAGAAGCGCAAGTCTGAACGCGAAGCATGGAGGCAAGCAAAGTCACAGCGTGACGACTTAAAGCGCCGCAGAGAATCTCTCAAGACGAAATCAGACTGGAACAAAGAGGCGCAAGCCGCTGTGAACCGGTTCATATTTTGGCGTGATTACGGGAAGCCCTGTATCGCGTGCGGTAAACCTCTCAATTACGGCGTTCGGGGTGGGGCAGTAGACGCAAGTCATTATCGGTCAAGAGGCTCAGCACCACATTTAAGGTTCAACATTTTCAATAATCATGCTGGTTGCGTTCACTGCAACCGCGACCTGTCAGGGAACCTGATTCCCTATCGAATAAATCTCATCGAAAAAATTGGACTTCATTGCGTAGAGCGACTGGAGCATGACAACACATCGCGCAAATTCGACATCGACTATCTCAGGCGAGTGAAAGGCATATTCACGCGACGGGCTAGGCATTACGAGAAATTGCGCAAGCGTCAGATGGAGATAGCAGCATGAAAATCCTGACCTACATCCTCAACCTATTTACCCCCATCACCCCTCAAGTCCAGCCAGCGCATTATCAGAGCTGGGATGCCTATCCAGAACGGAGGAAACAACTGTGAGACTCGAAAGCGTAGCCAAATTCCATTCGCCAAAAAGCCCGACGATGAGTGATTCACCTCGGGCTACTGGTGGGGATTCTTTAACGGGTACTGATGTGATGGCAGCCATGGGGATGGCGCAATCACAGGCAGGGTTCGGAATGGCTGCTTTCTGCGGAAAACATGATCTCAGCCAGACCGATAAACAACGTGCTATCGAGCTTCTCACTCAATTTGCTATCCGCGTATCGGGGAAATATCGCGGCGTAGCAAAGCTTGAAGGGAATATTAAGCGGAGGGTTGTGCAAGTGCTCGCAACGTTTGCGTATGCTGATTATTGCCGAAGCGCAGCGGAGAAAAAAGAATGCCCAAAGTGCGCCGGAAAGCGGTTAATTCCACAAAAAGGGAAGGCGGTTAAATCGCATTATTTAATGCGTCTTCCGCAGTGGGCAAAAGACCTCGGGCAGAGTCCATCTGATTTTCATCGGGAGCGAGAAATCGAAGAGGTGGATCATGTTATGTGTAAAAAATGCAACGGCAAGGGGTGGGTAAGCGTTGCCTGTAGGGACTGCAACGGATCGGGGCGAGCAATGGATATTGAAAAAACCAGACTGCACGGTAAGCTAGTCGAAAAAGGGTGCGGTCGATGTGGCGGCGCTGGCTATTCAAGAATGCCAGCCAGCGCCGCGTATAGGGCTGTGAGCGCATTCATTCCTGATCTGACCCAACCCACGTGGTCACGCACGATAAAGCCGCTGTATGACGCTATGGTGGTGCAATGCCACAAAGAGGAGTCAATTGCCGATAACGAATTGGCTAAAGTTACACGATAGACGCACGATTGCCACGGATGGCACCATTTTAAAAGCAATGTATTGACAAGTTGAATAACATTGGGTAAATTTGACCTAACAATACGATATTACCGCTTGTTGATTACCACTCCAAGTACCCATTCAAGCCCTAGCCTAACCGCTGGGGCTTTTGTTTATGCAATCGGCGGAATTTCTCGACGCACAGAGCTGAGATAGATTTTATTGTCATCAGTAGTGCTGACAAACCACTCTGATTTTATCCATTTGTTAACGGCCTGAGCATCAACGCCCATGTGCCGAGCGAATGCGGCTTTATTGCCGTTGAAGTTTTTGTTGATGAATTGAGTTAGTTGCATTCTTTTTTCTTCCCCTGCTGTCGGGTTTTAGTTTTGATACGCAGCTTTCCGTTCTTTTTTTCGTTCATAGGCACTTGACGACCTACTCTTTCTTTGTGAAGTAATCGACGTAGTGTTTTGAAACGCTACCCCGCAAGTCGTCAGGGTATGCCTTCACTGAAAACCACTGCGGATATTTTCGTGTCAGATCTCGATATTTATCCTTCATGCTGGCGTGAATGTACTCCCCAGCGCGTCGTTTTTTTAGGCAGTTGTTTATGAATACCATTTCGTTGTCACTAGGGGCGTACAGTACAACGGGTTCAACGTCTACAGTTTTTATAGTGTTAACGCCTGGCTTAATCAGGCGTTGCTGAAATTCTTCCATTGCCATTTTGATTAGCTCAGCCAACGCATGGTCTGATAGTGACGAGAATTTTATTTCACTAAACATTTACATACTCCTCAGTCATCGAATTCCCACGAATAGGTTGCTGTATCACCTCTATCCATTGCTACCCTGATTGAGCTGATTTGGTTTTCAGTGAGTTTATTTTCAATTTTTTCACCTGATTCATTACAAATGTACCAGCCACTTTCTGTGTAAACGCTACCGTATTTACCAGATAACGCACCAGTTTCATCATTTACCACAAACCATTTTGTGTTAATGTCGCCAGCTTCAATAACGCTTTCTAATGTTGCGGTGACTTGAAGAGGAAAGCAGTCGTCGTATTCCCTCTGCATCATAGATGCAAGTTCTGAGTCGCTGAATTTCTTATAGAAGACATCAACACTGGTCGATGAATCAATAGTTAAAATCTGAACATCTCGTCCTACCCAGTGTTTGACTGGGTCGCGTAGTAAAATCTCATAACTGATGCAGTCAGCGTCGCGATCTTTCTGCAATGTCAGCGTGTTGCCTTTGTATTCAATAGTTTTAATGCTCGTCATTTTGAATCCCTCAATCTCGTTTCGATATAAATAATATAGTCAAAAAATGACTATATGACAACATTTATTTTCACATTTTTCAATCACACACAGCGCCAGCCCCGATGGGGAGGTGAGGCTATGAGAATGGACAAATATTCAAGCGGCACCGCCATTGGCTGGGGTTCGTTTACTGCAATGCTGGGTGCTCTGTCACTCAATGATTGGGCGTTAATTGTGGGCATCATCTGCACACTCGGAACATTCGGTGTGAACTGGTACTACAGACGCAAGGAATTTCAGCGTAGCGCGGAGACATCAAAGTGAACCCGTCGCTGCGCAAAAAGATTGCTGGCGCTGTCGCAGGTGGTGCTATTACCATCGCTACAGTGCTTATTCAGTGGCATGAGGGCGTTCGTTATACGCCGTACCGTGATGTAGCTGGCGTGCTCACTGTTTGTTACGGACACACTGGCCCCGACATCATCCCAGCGAAGAAATACACGCAGTCCGAATGCAATGACCTGCTGGCAAAAGATATTGCGCCTGCTGCTGCCGCTGTAGAGAAGGCCGTCAAGGTTCCGATGACCGACATGCGCAAAGCTGCGCTAATCTCCTTCACGTACAACGTTGGTATCGGTTCTCTGAATCGCTCAACGATGCTGCGCAAACTGAATGCTGGCGACACATCAGAAGCCTGTGACGAGCTAAAGCGCTGGGATAAAGCAGGCGGTAAGGTCTGGCGCGGATTAACTGACCGTAGGGCGGTGGAGCGTGAGTTATGTCTATCAGGGCTACAGTAATCATTGCTGCGGTTTCGCTGGTGGCTGGGATAGCAATTGGTTGGTGCGTTCAGGGGCTGCGTTGGGATGCTGATGCTGCCGAAATTGGGCGAAAACAGTCTGATGATATCAGCGCCAGCCAGCAGGACATCATTGCGCGTCAGTCGTTTGATTTTCATCACTACAACGAGATAGCACGCAACGCGAATCAGTACGCCATCAACATCAAAGGGCAGTCAGATGAAAAGCAGGTTATTTACCGGACAATTATTAAACGTGACCCAGTTAGTGGTAAGTGCGTCCCTGATGATGTTGCTGATCGGCTGCTCGACTACACGCACCATCTACGTGCCAGCGCAATGCGTGCCATTGCCAACGGAACTGACACAACCGGTTCTGGTACCGCTGCCACCACCTGCCGACTGACGTATGGGCAGGCTGTGTACTGGATTGACCCGCTGCTGACAGTGATTGACCAGGCTAATAGCCAACTATCAGGAATACGCGAAGCTGAACGCAGATAACGGAATGAGGTAGCACAAGTGAACATTATCCCCGTCTCATTCCGTGATGCGTGTGATTTCGTCAGGAAACTACATCGGCACAACAAAGCGCCAGTAGGCCATAAGTTCAGTATCGGACTGCGTGACTCAACTGGAAATCTGGTGGGCGTGGCGATGGCCGGTCGTCCAGTGGCTCGGCATTTTGATGATGGGTTAACACTGGAGGTCAACAGGACATGCACGGATGGAACGCGAAACGCTAACAGCATGCTATACGGTGCTGTTCGGCGGGCTGCGTGGGGAATGGGATATTGCCGGATTATCACGTACACACAGGCTGACGAATCAGGCGCATCACTTCGTGCGGCAGGTTTCGTTATGATTAAAAACATCCCAGCCCGCGGAAGTTGGTTAGAATCCAGCGTTAAACGGCGTGAAGGCCGTGACCCTGTAGGAAATGGCGGGGTTGCTCGGCAATTGTGGGAAGTGAGGCGATAGACACTCCAGCAGGCATTCACTGAGTGCCTGTGATAACGCTGAATAGGGTTACGAGGTAACTATGACTAAAAATGATGGTGATTTTGTTTACGAGCCTGACCTGAGCGATTTTGATTTACGTCAGCGCTCACTAGACATAGAAACGCCCGTTCGCATTGAGCACGAAACCCCAATAGGTCGAATACGACACGTTTATAAAAACGGCATTCCGATATGCCGATACATGGAAAGAACAGACTAGCCGCCTCCGGGCGGTTTTTTATTGCCATCACATTATTCATTTCCAAACGAGTGAATAGCGTAATGGTTTTATAAAATGCTAAAGGTGAAAGGTCATTGCCTGCGGGGGTATTATGAATAAACCGACTCATGCAAAATCTTTCCAATGGCCATCTATTGAGGATGAGCATTGGTACCAAAAGCTAAAGCGTGATGATGGGAAAGAACTGCGGGGGTATGAATTTTTTCTACGAGAGTTTTGCACCGTAACCACTCCTGACACTGTTGATACAGGCGAGAATAAAAAGGAATAGACATGGCAAAGCCGGATATGGAGTCTATCAAGCGCGATTACTGTGCCGGTGAACTCTCTATTCAGAAGGTTGCCGACAAGCACGGAATAGCAAAGTCCACCTTAATCGACATGGCGAAAAAATCTAAATGGGTTCGCCAGAAAAAACCGACCAAAAACCCCGACCAGGCCGAACAAAAATCCCGACCAAAAAAAACGGTCGGACGGTCGGACGGTCGGACGGATTTACAGTCATCAAAATCAATTCCTCAAATTGAAAATCAAATTGATTCGAATTGCCCGACAATTGAAAACTCGAACGATGACTGGACGCTAAACCCTGATGAATACGGCCTTAACGACATGCAGGCTCGTTTCGTGAATGAGTACCTTAAAGACCTTAACCGAGTCGCCGCATACAAACGGGCAGGGTACAAATGTGAAGGGCAACAGGCTTACGCTGCGGCATCGATCCTTTATAGAAATTTAAAGGTTAGCCGAGCCATTCGCGATGCTTTGGACTCGAGAGAACGCCGCACTCAAATCACCCAAGATGACGTGTTGAAAATGTGGTGGGAGATTGCGACCGCTGACGCTAACCAGATTACCGAATTGCGCCGCTTGTGCTGCCGTCACTGCTGGGGATTTGGTTTCCAGTACCAATGGCAAGATGCGGTAGAGTTTGAAGAAGCGAGCGACAGAGCAAAGCAAGCCAAGAAGCCGGAACCAAAAGATAACGGCGGCTATGGCTTTGACGCACAACTCGATCCCAATCCTGAATGTCCACGCTGTAACGGTATGGGTGTTAGTCGGTCGCATTTTCATGACACGCGAGATTTACGCGGCGCAGCTCGTCGCCTGTACGCTGGTGTGAAAGAAGGTAAGTTCGGTTTGGAGGTCATCACTCGCAATCAGGATGACGCCCTGAAGATGGTTGCTCAGCATTTAGGGATGTTGAAAAACCGAACAGAGCTAACGGGTGCTGATGGTGGTCCGATCAACCAGGTGAATTACACGCCAGAGGATTACGCTAAGGCGCAGTCAGCGTTAGAAAATCAACTCCCTGATTTGGATTGATTGCGGCAGAGAAAACACAGGAAAAAATCGGTTTCATCTGTCGTTTTGTTCGAACTGCAATAGCGGCGTTTTGTTATCAAAATGTTGCTGCTGAAAACTCTCATTTATTACCGAGAAAACCCGCACTTTTAACGCTTTCGTGGCGATTTTGGCGCGAGCTCCGATCGCGTGGTGCGCAAAATCTACAATATGTTAAATAGCCCCCAAAACGGGTAAAAATCGGGATTGAAAAATGTCACAGTTACTCGAATGGGAAAATCTGGATTTCCCCGCTCGGGTGGCATTGAAATCCAAATCTGAAAAATCATTCTTAAACTTCACCCGCATTTGGTTTGAGATGTTGCAGGGCGATCGCTTGCTGGTGAACTGGCATCACAAAATGATGGCCAGCAAGATTGATGATCTGGTGGCTGGCAGGTTGCAGCCCCGAAACCTGATTATCAACGTCCCTCCGGGTGGTACAAAAACTGAGTTCGTTTCTGTCCACCTACCGGCTTATATCAACATGCTGGTGCAAACGGAAAAGCTCAGACGATTCCGTAATCTCAATATTTCATTTGCTGACACGCTGGTAAAGCGTAATTCCCGCCGCACGCGTGACATCATCGCGAGCCCTGAATATCAGTCGCTGTGGCCATGTAAATTCGGCGTGAATCAGGCTGAGGAATGGCAGGTTATCAATGCCAGAGGGCGCACCATCGGTGAAACAGTCTCTCGATCCAGTGGTGGGCAGATTACGGGCGGTCGTGGTGGTTACCCTGGCCCCGATTTTTCCGGTTTCGTTTGTCTCGATGACTACAACAAACCGGAAGATATGTTTTCCGGTACCAAGCGTGAGAACGCCAATCGCCTGTTAGTGAACACCATTCGTTCACGCCGCGGCGATAAATCGAAAGATCACCCGTCTCCATTCGTCAGCATTCAGCAGCGGTTACACACCAACGACGCAACCGGCTTCATGCTATCTGGCGGAATGGGTGTCGATTTCCATCACGTCACAATCCCTGCGCTGGTTAGCGAAGAGTACATCGATTCGCTGCCGGAGCCGTGGCGGTCGCTGTGTTGGTTCTCCGTCAAGAAAACTGAGAGCGTCGTTGTCGGCGGCGTTCGTTACTGGTCGTACTGGCCTGTAAACGAATACGTCGGCGACCTGATGCGCCTATGGGAGCGTGATGAATACACGTTCCTGTCTCAGTACATGCAACGCCCGCGCGCGCTTACTGGCGGGTTGATTGATACGGACTGGTTTAAGCGTTACACGCATCTGCCGCAACTCACGCATCGCGCCGTCTACGTCGATACGAACAGCGGGAAAGTCGAGGACTTCAACGACTACACCGTTTTTACGCTGGTGGGCGTGGGCATTGACGGAAACCTCTACATCATCGACAGCGTGCGCGGGAAGTGGGACCCCGAAGATCTGCTAAAAACGGCGATTGAGCTGTGGGAGAAATGGCGACCATTTGACCGCAAGCGACCCGCACCACTGCGCCACATGGGGATTGAGGACAAACAGGCGGGACAAGGGCTAATCACCACATTGAAAAAGCGCAAATCACTTCCCGTTCTGGAAATCCCGCGCGGCGCAGGCCAAAACAAGCTGATCCGATGCCTGAACACGGTCCCTCAAATCAAAACGGGGACGGTATTCATTCCCGCTCTGCTAACCGATGACGGGCAGCGAGTCGACCAGGTTTATTACGCAGATGGAACCGTGGCCGCACGAACTGATTGGGTTATGCCAGCACTCGCCGAATGCGCGGATTTCTCCGCAGATGACAGCCACAAAAACGACGACATTCTCGATACGTTTATGGACGCGATCGAGATCGAATTAATTTCCGGCGCTAGTGCCGGGTGGGGATGGGTTTAACGATGACCGATAATAAATACGGCGGAAAGCCCAGAATCCGAGTTAGCAATGATGGTCTGGCTAACATGATGACCGGAATGGGGACGGAGCGTGACCGCAGAACGTTTAACCGTTTCATGTTCAACATGCTGCAAGATTTTGCAGAGTTGGAAGCCGCTTACATTGATAACTGGATCGCCCGGGACATTATTGATATTCCGGTCGATGACTCTACCCGCGAGTGGCGAGAGTTCGCCTCTGATGACGCGACCGCCATTCGTGAAGCGGAGAAGCTCTATAACGTTCAGTCCGTAACGCAGGATGCGTTTAAATGGGCTGGAGTATATGGCGGCGCTGGCGTGTTGATGATTACCGATCAGCCGTTCAACAGACCGCTGAGAGTGAAGAAAATAAAGCAAGGTTCGTTAAAGCGGCTGCTGGTTCTCGATCGCATGTTCATTAACGGCCAGGCGTTTAACGTCACCAATCCGCTGGCAGAAAATTACATGCTGCCGGATTACTTCGTTGTGAACGGTGGCTCTCAACAAATCCACTATAGCCATTTCGTGAAAGCGCCAGGTGCTCAGCTTCCGATGCGCCTACGGATGATAAATGGCGGGTGGGATGACAGCCGTTTGCGTCGATGTTTAGAGGACGTTAAAGATGCGGTTTCTGCCAAAGGTGGAGTTGCGGCGCTGATTCAAGAGGCAAACATTGACGTCATCAATAGGGAAAATCTGGCTAACGATCTGGCAGCTGGCGACATGGATGATGTCATAGCGCAGCGATACAACATTTTTGGAATGATGAAATCCCTCTATCGTCTGGCACTGCTGGATAAGAATGAGGAGTTTGATCGTAAACAAATATCATTTGGCGGGCTCGGTGAAATCCTGTCTGTGTTGATGGAATGGACGGCTGGTGCCGCAGGCATTCCCATGACGCGCCTATTTGGTGTTCAGGCTAAAGGTCTGGGAGATAGCGGCCAGGGGGATATGAACAATTACTACAACACTATACGTGGTGGTCAGGAGTCGAAATATCGGCCGTTCCTGAAGCGGATTGATGAGGTGTTGATCCGTTCAACGCTGGGCACCATGCCTGATGGCCTCGATTTTGAGTTTGCCCCGCTATCTCAACCCACTGATACCGAACTGTCAGCGCAGCGCCTGGCAGATGCGCAGGCCGATGAACTCCGCTTGCAGCAAGGCGTTGTTCGCAAATCTCAAGTTGCGCGCAAACTGATGGAGCAAGGCGTTTATGGCCTCAAAGAGTCTGATATTACCGAGCTCGAATCTGACGAAAAAGCAGAGCGGGACGGTGATTACGAATTCCGGCTTGCAGAATTTGCAGGAGTTGATGGCAAAAACGCCAATACGCCGCCGAGCGCCAATCCGGCCAATCAAGCCGAATGACGCCGCCGAGCGATTTTATCGGGCACAGCTCCGCGATATTGTCCGGCAGATGGCGCAGGCGGTTGATGAAGCGCTGGTGCCGGTACTGCGTCGAAACTACACGGCAGACAGTTACCTTACTGACATTCTGAAAGAGGCCATTCGGCAGGCGTCAGAGCGATTCATGAATACGGCGTTTCAGCGCAACGCTGAGCGGCTATCTCAACGCGTCGTTAGTCGTGCCGAGTCGGACAGTTCAGAGGCATTTGTCGAGCAGATAAACCGCGCCATCGGCATTGATATGACGGCGCTGATGGTTAACGAAAATCTCGTCAATTACGTTGATGCGTCAATAGAGAGCAACGTTGCGCTCATCAAATCGCTTTCATCGGATTATTTCGAAGATATCCAGATGCAGGTGTTTGACGGCATCTTGCGCGGTGATTCGCTCACGACGATTGTTCGTAATCTGCAACACAGTACGGGAACCGCATACAACCGCGCACATCTGATAGCGCGTGACCAGACGGCAAAAATTCAGGCTGATATAACAAGCGCCCGCCAGCAGAACGCGGGTATTGATCGCTTTCGTTGGTCTACGTCGCAAGACGTGCGTGTGAGCGGAAACCCCGCGGGGAAATATCCCCTCGCAAAAATATCGTGTTTCGCTATATCACGGATAGATGTTGGCATGGGTGCCGGCGTTTATCTCTGGTCACGCGGGGCTAAGTATAACGGTCAAACTGACCTATTCCCCGGCAGGGCGCACATTGGATGTCGCTGCCATGCCATCCCACAAATCAAAGGTCTCGACTACTGAGGATTAATCATGCGGATCACTATTCGTGACCGCGTGGCGTTTCCCGTTCCATCCCAGCGAGAAATCACACCCGAAGGCTACCTAAAAGTTCCCGGGCGGGTTGCTCGCGTCGGTATCCAGCAATATCTGGCGTCCGAACTGGGATTAACGGACAGGCCACCTGGTCAGATCGTTAATGTTTATCGCCCACCTGAGGAGGTTTTTAAACCCAGTAGCCTAGCGAGCTACGACAACATGGACGTCACTATCGATCACCCCGATGACCTGGTGGACTCAACCACGTTTAAGGAGGTGACTGCGGGGCATGCAACATCGCCTGGGCGACCGGATGATGAGGGCTATGTCGTTGTCGATTTGTTAATCAAAGACCAGCAGGCCATTGATGAAATCGACAAGGGCAAGGCTGAGCTGTCAGCCGGTTATACATCTGAGTATGACGATACGCCCGGCATCGCACCGGACGGTACCGCATACGAGTACGTTCAACGTGACATCACCATTAACCATATTGCGTTATGTGACCAGGCTCGCGCCGGACACAAGGCGCGTCTGTTCGACAACAAACCAACGGGAGAAAACCCCATGCCATTTAAAGTTGTGCTGGATTCTGGCGTTCACGCGACGGTTGCAGAAGAGGCAACCGCTCAACTGATTCAAGCCAGCTTTGACAGCCTGAAAAAGCGCGTAAAGGACGCCGAAGAAGAGAAAGAAAAAGCCGAGGCGGCGAAAGACCAGACGGAAGAGGAACTGGAGAAGGAAAAGGCCAAATCTGACGCGAAAGATGAAGAGATCGAAGAACTGAAGGAGAAAACCTCCGAAGACTCGATTTCGAAGCTGATCGCCGAGGTCGTGTCTGTCCGTGATTCTGCTGCGAAAATCGCGGGTGAGAAATTCTCCTGTGATTCACTCGATCCGCTGAAAATCAAACGCTCCGCGCTGGATGCCGCAGGGATTAAGTGTCGTAAACACGGATCATGGGACAACGCTCCTGATGCGTATGTTACGGCCTATTTTGACGCGGAAGAAGAGCGCCGTGAAAACGATGACGACGATGACGACGACGACGAAGAAAAGGATAAGACCTCTACTGATTCGTTGAGCGGATTCTCTCGCGACATGGCTAAGGTAAAAACGGGTGATGCTCAGGCGCAGCGTGATAGCTCGCGGCAGGCATTTATGGACAAACGTTACAACAAGAATCAGGGGGCTAAATAATGGCCATTGCTCAGGATAGCTTTCCGCTCTTTCGCGGCAAAGCGTATGAGGGGCAGATCTCAACAACCGATGTTGTTGAAGTGATCTCCCGCAATGTTGAAACGGCGCTGGTGTCGTTTGGGCGTGCCGTTGTGCGCGGCTCTGCGCCCCGCAGCTGTGCGCCTGTTTCTGCTGCGACAACTGCGGCAGAAATCATCGGATTCAGTGTGCGGTCACTTGCTGAATTCAGTCCCTCAGCACCAACCAATCCGCCCAATTATGCATCTGGATATGACGTCAATCACGTTGCATCCATCTTGCGCCGTGGGCCGATGTTTGCGCTGTGTGTCAGCGGTGCTGATGCAGGCGAAGCCGTCAGCGTCATTCTGACGGCAGGGGAAAATCAGGGGCGGCTTACAACTGGTTCTGGTGCTGGCCTGCTGGTTCTCAATCAAGTCAAGTGGGTTGAGGATGTTGCGGCTGGTGAAGTTGGTGAAATCCGCGTTGACGGCATTTTGAACGTAAGCGCATAAGCGGAAGGAAAACAGAATGAGAAAAAGTGCGTTTGATGTGGCCCCTGCGGCGGTCATATCTTTCATGGTGCAGCAGGCGGCGCATATTGAAGCTGAGATTTACCGCCTGGAGTATCCGCAATTCAAATACGGGTCACTGCTACCACTGGATAACAGCGCCCCTGATTGGTCAAAAACAGTGGTGTTCAGAGCGGTTGACTCAAGCGGGGAATTGCAGGTGATGGGGCCAAACTCTACAGACATTCCGACTGTAGATATCGCCATGAGTCAGGGTTTTCACGAAATTAAAACGGCGGCGCTGGGCTACACGTATTCAATTGAAGAGATTAATTTCTCAATGCTGAATAACGTGAATCTTGATGCTGAGCGCGGCCAGGCGGTGCGGGACGTTGTTGAGCAGGGGATGAATAAAATTTATCTGCTGGGAGATAAAGGGATCGGCGAGGGGCTATACACCAGCCCCAACGTATCATCTGAAGCGGCTCCGGCAACATTGGCTGCGCTGGTGGCTGCAATCCCTACTCAGGGTACGCAGCCGATTATCGATTATTTCGGGAATGCGTATAACTCCGTATATATCGAAAATACGAACACGGTACACCGTCCGAATGCATGCGTACTGCCAGCGGAGCAACATCAATTGTTGATGCGTACGCTGCTGTCTACGCAAAACGCCAGCAATATCACACTGCTGGAATTCCTGCGTCAAAACTTCAAGGACATTGATTTTGAAGATGACATCCTGCTGAAAGGTCGCGGTGCTGGCGGTACCGATCGCATGATGTTCTATAAGAAAGAAATGCGTGTAGTTAAGGGTCATGACGTGATGCCGCTGCGCTTTTTGGCTCCGGCGACGGCGGATAACGTCAATTATAAAGTTCCTGCGCTGGTTCGTACGGGCGGCACTGAGTGGCGCATTCCGAAGGCTGGCCACTATGTTGATGGGGTATAAAATGGCTGAATTATTCAATAAGCATACTGCGCCCGTAACTGTTACTGATGCCGTTACGGGACAGCGCATTACCATTCCGTGCGGACACTCTGCGCTGGTGTCCGGTGATTTCCGTAATCATCTGTTCGTTAAGTCCGGCATGATTCGCGCTGAACATGATGACGATGATAAGCCGGTCGTAACAACGATTACGACGAGTGGCGCCAGTGTCGAAGAGTTGGAAAAAACTATTGCTGCATTGCGAGCGCAGATCGATGCTGGTGCTGGCGGTGCTGGCGGTGCTGGCGGTGCTGGCGGTGCTGGCGGTGCTGGCGGTGAAGATGATTTACTGGATAAAGACGCATTGCGTGAGCAATACGAAGAACTGTTCGGTAAAAAAGCACCCTCGGCCTCAAGCCCTGAAACGCTGAAAAGAGCGATCGATGAGCGACTTGCAGAAATCGCCGAACAAAGCGGTGATGGTGCTGGCGGTGCTGGCGACGGCACCAACGAAAACGAATAAACCCCGTCAATTTGGCGGGGTTTTGCTTTATGGGGGTAATGATGGAAATCACAGCGCAAATCGTTGTCGATTTTCGTGCTTATTACCCCGAGTTCAGCGACGAAACAACGTGGCCGGATTCAGGGGTAATCACCGCGCTCGCTGAGGGCGATGCGGAAACAGGTAAGCGCTGGGGGCGATATCCTGATGGGCGGGTGGTCAGCATCAAAAAGCGCGGCATGTTTGCGTTTGCTGCACACAAACTGGTTATGCGGAAACGCTCTGCTGGTGGTGATGTTGGTGCTGCATATGCCATTTCCAGTAAATCTGTTGGGGATGAGTCAACATCGTTTGCTGTGCCATCCGTGACGATGGATGACCTGACAATTAACGGTGATTTGCCGCTGACGACTTACGGCGTGGAGTTCATGCGCCTGCGTCGCCGTGCGGGAACTGGTGGGGTGATGGTATGAAACTCAATGCAGAGGTACGCGGAGGTAACAAGATCGCGCAGAAGCTCCAGCAGATTCAGGATCGCGTTATGGCTAAACGCCGCGTGTTGGTTGGCCTGCCAGCTGGTTCTGGCAATTACGAAGACGGCGCACCGATAGCCGTCATCGGAGCCGTTCAGGAATTTGGTTCAGCTGATGGCCGCGTACCCGAGCGTTCATTTCTCCGTGTTCCGATTCGTCAGAATCAGGACAAAATCAAAAAGGCATTTCGTGCACTGACTGGCGCGGTTGCGCGCGGAGAAATCACCGCGTTTCAGATGCTCGATCAAATCGGAGCCCGTGCCGCTGGGTTCTGTCAGGAAGCGATTGAGGCAGGGATTCAACCCGCTAACGCCGATTCAACAATTAAGGCTAAAGGCAGCTCGAAGCCCCTTATCAATCACGGTTTCTTAAAGGGAAAAATCACCCACGTTGTGGAGGACTGACGATGTTTGGTAACGGTCTGGATATGAAAGGCCACGTCGATTCGACGTTTAATTCTCCCATTGATGGCGGCGTGCGGATAATTCGTGCTGGCGCTGGTGGCTATACCGGACCAGGTGGACGCTATGAAGAGACTACCCCCAGCGAAACAATCCCGCTAACGCGCGTCAACGTTCAGCCAGCGAAGTGGAAAGACATGCAGATGCTGATGGGGATGGGCGGTACAACTAACCCGCAGGATGCGCGAGTGGTGCACATCAATGATGGCGTTAACTACCTATACCCTGATGATAATGGCAAGTTCGCTGACCTTCTGGAGTTTAGCGACGGACAGGCGGTGCGGCAATGGCGCGTAATGTCGTGCGATAACCGGCCGTGGCGTAATTTCTGCCGCGCCGTTGTTGAGCGGTACCGAGGTGCTGGCTAATGGAGAGCATCAGCGAACTGTACGATGTGTTTCAGCAACTGGTGTCGCTGACGTCTGGCGTTGAAACGGTCATCCTTGCCGATCAGGGGCGTGACGCGCCAACTGGACTGTATGCCACCTACAAACCCATCCCCATTCGCGCATACGGCTGGTCGCAGCGGCGACGCGAATTAACTCCAGCCATAGAGGAATCGGATCCCTCGCTGGGTCAGTGGCAGGATGTACGCGAAACCGTCGCCACGTCGATGGAGTTCATTTTATCTGTGAACATCATCAATGAGGGTGCGGAAAGCGCAATCATGCGATTGCATAACGCTAATTTCCGTCAGCCAGTCAGTGAATTCCTGTATCGCAACGAAATAGCCTGGCGCCACGTCAGCACATGCCGAAACCTCACCGGAATTTTGCAGGCAGGTATACAGCCGCGCTGGCAGGCCGACATCCACATGTTCATCGAACACGCCGTTTCATACGAGCTACTGCGTGCCGCAGGGTTCGATATTCAATTAACTAACGAGGGGTAAATATCCCGATGGCTTATCCAGTTGATAACATCATCCCTGTCAATGTGCTGCTAACGCCAGCGGGACTGGGGTATGCCGATTTTTCCAGTGCGATAGTGTTCGCTGATGTGGCGGATCTGATTGCTGGAGTGACATTCGCGGTTGATACGTTCCGCGATTACGGCTCAGTAACCGATGTCGCAGCTGATTTTAAAACAGACAGTGACATTTACCGCATTGCAACCCGCTATTTCGCCAACACTCCGAAACCGCCAACGATTACCGTGTGGATGAAGAACGCGAACGATACGCTGTTGGAAATCATCAACAGCGCGAACGATCGCATTTGGCGATACCATTATTTTCTCAAAAATGCCGACGTGACCGCGGCAATATTGCCGGATTTGTCCGACTGGTCTGATGCTGCCAGCCACCCGCTATGGTTTACGTTTAGCGCAGATAACATCATTGACCAGAACGTTACCAATGATGTGATTTCTACCCTCAAATCGAAAGGCAACCGCCATGTATTCGCGGGATACAAATCAGCGTCGTCTGTTACTGCTGACGCGTCACAGGCCTACGCCATGGTGCAATTGGCGGCAGCATTCCACAAATTCCGGCCTGCGGGTATCAATACCGCTATCACTGGTGAATATCAGGTGTTGCCCGGTGTTAGCGGCGACGATCTGGCCATCAGCGCATACAACGCACTGAAGGCGAAAAACGCTGTGTTTTTCACTCAGATTGAATTGGCCGGCGCAACCGATAACAGCCGAGTCATCAACAGCAAATCGATGTCGTCATACGGCGAATTTATTGATGATGTGGTTAATCTGGACGTACTGAAAAACCATATTCAGGTAGACGGTTACAACTACATCGCGAATGCAGGTTCTAAGCGAGCCATGACGCCGCGTGATTATGCTGGCCTGCTGTCGGCTGTCTCGGCCACTTGCAAACGCTTTTTCGATAACGGTGTGCTGGGTACCGGTTCATACGTCGATCCCGACGATGGAAAAACGAAAGTGGCGCAGTTCGGCTTTGTGCTGCGCAGTTCGCCCGAGGATGTGCTCGATATGACATCAGCACAGCGTAAAGCGCGTGTTTATCCACCGACATCACTGCTGGTCATTCTGGCGCGTGCTGGTCACGTCGCTGAAATCAACATCAACGTAGAGTAAGCACACAATGGCAATGAAACGCTATGGCGCTGACGGCGCTAACCTGACGTTATTCGGCATCCCGATTGATGATTTCGGCGATACCGATCCGCCAATCACGATCGAGGATTTAGAGCCGCGCGCCACACTGAAACGCGGTATTGGTAAAACATCGGTGCGTCTGGATAGCCAGACGCGGCCAAAACGGGTCACAGTCAATCTTATCCCCGGCTCCGACCAGGTGCGCCAGATTCTGGCAGTAGAGAAAACGGGCGTAGATGCCACGTTTACGTTTTTCCAGACAGGAACGGCGGAAACTGTCATGGGATTTGATGGCGTACTGGTTAACCGCGGATCAATGACGCGCGGCGGTAAAACCAGTGTTTCTGACGAACAATTCATTTTTGAGTTTGCAGACAGCGAGGAAACCTAATGGGACGTCGTATTGAAATTGAGATTGATGGTGTGCTGTACACAGGTGCTACGCCGTCAGCAAAAGACCAGCTCGAAATGCTACAGATCGCCACAAAAAATAGCGTACTCCCTGCGCTGGGTGACAATGCATCTGATATGGGGTTAGCCGTTGCGCTTGCCAGCATGGATGCATTGTCGCTGAACCGACTAAAGGAGTTGTGCATCAAAAACGGAAAAATGGTGCGTGATGCCGATAGTATCCCTGTCGCCGAAAACCTATTTCAAGACCAGATCCAAAACTATCTGCTGCTGCTGGGTAAAGCCCTAAAGGAAAACATCGGCCCTTTCTGGAAGCTCAGCGCAGGGAGCGAAAACGGCGCAAGCGCAACAGCGACGAACGAGACGACAGCGGCGTAGACTGGTTTCTATGGCGTCCGTGTTTGGGGGCGGGTGATGCCTGCCCACCGTTGGCGAGATGGGCTGATATGCTCGATGGCACGTACACGATTGATGATGTGCAAATCATGCACGCTGTAATTGAAGCTGCAATCGATAGCGTGGAGCGTGCAAGAGAGAAAAGACCCGCGTAATTGCGGGTTTAGCTTTTTAGCGCATCCATGCGCTGTAGCAACTAATGGCGGCTTGGAGGTAATTCGTTATTCTTGATCCTAATCCACGCGGAGAGATTTGCTTGCATGTCTAGGTCGTGAGCGTCAACCGTAGAGATAATCTTCATTAACGCGTCCCGCGCCATGTTTATGACATATGAGAACTCACGGGAATGATCATAGAATCGCCCACTGTATTCTGATTTCATCGTTTGAATCGCCGGATATGTTTCACGGAATAGGGCTTGAGACCTGTTGGCATAGTCCCATAACCAAACAAGCTCGTTTACCTCCCGCACAGTTAGAGGGGCTTTCTGTTGCGGCAGCTCGTTCTGCCTGCCGATATATTCACCTTCCAGCCCGTCGAGGTAGCTAATGGCCTCATTGATTTGGTCTGGCGGTAATTGCTGGATGTTTTCGATATCAAAACGCTTGTGAACCAACTTCCAGATATCGGGGTAGATATTGCCGACGCCGGAGGTGATCAGACGTTCGACAGTCTGACGCAGCGGGGTAAGCTGCTTGGCGGTGGATTGCTTGGTTTTACGAACAGGTTCTTCCGCTCGCTTTTCACGCTGGCTGAAATAGAAATCTTCCAATTTCTCGAAAACATCCCACGCCTGATCGGTTTCCAGCATTTTGGCGTGACGGGCTGCGCCGCGTTCTGTCCAGAGTATAAGCGCTCGAATATTCACGGGAATTTTCACTGAGTCTCTTAAAGATACTCTGTGCTTAAAATCCTTTAGTTCGGAATCAGTTAGCTTATAGAAATGCTTACCTTCAACAAAGCGCTCTCTGTTCCGGCTGTGGTTATTTCTGATGCGAAGTGGTTCAGTGCCGTAAAGCTGAGATAGTAGCTCTGTGGTAATTACAGGGATGCCATTGTGGGCGATAACTGACAGGTTTTCTGCGGAGAGTTGGGTAGTCATAATGACCTCTTTTGCTTTTTTTTGAGATAACCACTTTTGATGATGGTGTCGGGAGGCTCAAAACGGCGCAAAAGAAACCGCGGACTTATTCCCCTTTCGGGTGTTGTATTAGTCGCCCTCCCGACTTTGATTCGGGGCGTGACCGCGCAGTGCGTTCACTGAATGACAGGCATAAAAAATCCAACACTAACGGGGTTGGTTCTGACCGCTTCTGCTGAGGTTTTGAGTCCTCGTGCGAAAGAAGATAGCGGAACCGCCTAGAGCAGTCAATACGCATAAAACAAGCAAGGAACTATTAATGAAAATTTTCACAGCAGTTGTGCGTCCAAATGGTTTTTTTATTCACGCGGAGACACAAGAGGATTTCTGGGTTCTACTAAGTGAAAGTCTGGGGTGGGGGCGCTTCTCGATACGAAGCGCCTCGGATGAATTTATCCCCGAAGGAGGAGTTTTTGAATTAGTTGAATTGCGGCCGGTATGTTCAGAACCCCCTGAGAGAGTAGTTGCAACGTCAAATGTTTTATGGCGTCTGCCGGAAGCTCGCGAAGTTTTGAAATCAAGCTTTTCTTCTCATCTTCAGGGATATTAGCGATAGTTATAATATCCTCAAACGCGACAATTGTTTCTCTATGAAGCCTTACCGTTTGCACATTAAGTATTGCTGATAACCCGCCGTCATCAAGCATGAAATCTATAGCTTTTTCAGTCGCTCTTAATGAGATGAGCATGTAGGCAGGGTTTCGAGCCGTGGCGAGATCCATTGTCACCAACCCATGATCTTTCATGTAGTGGATATTGGCCTTTAAAACTTTCAATCCATCGTCGCTTTGAGTTAGCCTTGCAGCCTCTGTGGTGTCAAAACTGCGGTGCCTTGGCATGTCTGGGTAGGAAGCTATGCATATCTTTAGGATTTCTTGCTGTAGCGTTCTATTGAACTTTTCCATCTTGGTGCTCCTTGCTGTGTGGTTAACGGCTATCAATACCACCGTTCCCGACGACGCGAAATCCTGACAAAATACCAGCATAAAGGTTGGGCTGACGTGGCCGATAATCTCCTTACAGATCTGTTTATTGAGGGCAAGGATGTGAGGATATTGATTTTATTGCTGGCGGCGCTTTCGTTTTCGGTAATGGCTGAGGTTGATGGAGTATGTACATATAAGGATGGAAAGTGGGAAAGAAAGGTCTCTTATGATAAATCTCTTGATGCTGTAAACACTACCGGTAGCGGCGGAGTTAAAATATATATCGGTGGCGTTACTGAGATGCAAATAATTCATATAAAGGGAATTAGCAACGATCTTATCTCAAAAAATAATGGAATAATGGTTTCAATAGATTCTGATTACTTCGGGCATCTCGATTCTGGTGCGGCGTATACTGGTAATTCTATAATGATACCAATGCCAAATAAAAAATTTAGAGATGCAGTAAAGAAGACGAAAAAAATAAAATTCACTGTTGATGACTTCATGAAAGGGAAAATTTACTATGAATTTGATATATCAAAAAACCCATTAGATAATCCGCATAATTGCACTAAATAAATCTATCAAAAGCTTGCGTTGCAGGCTTTTTTTACATCCGCGCACCACATGCGCAAAACCCACCAAAGAACCTGTTTAGGAATAGAGCCTGAGGAAGCCGGTATGGTTTGTGCTGCCTCTTTGGGCTGGTTTTCCTATGTGGCAGGCTCTATCTCTAAAAAGGTAATAGCACAATGGCAGAAACTATAGATGAATTACTGGTTTCACTCGGTTTAGAAACCGACGCGAAAAGTTTCGATCAGGCAAGGGCTGCGTTTAAGGGCGTAACCGACAATATGCTGCAAATGGCATCAGCGCTTACTGCTGGGTTTGGATTTGATAAACTCACTCGGCAATTTGCGGGGTTTGTCTCTGAACTAGATCGCTTTTCTCGACGTAACATTATTGATCCTAACAACGTTCTCCGTTGGGGATATGCTTTTGAGTCGATGGGGGGCAGCGTTCGTGACGCAATGAGCGCGATAGAGAAATTAAACACTCTCAGAGATGATGCAAAAGAGGGAAGGGTTAACCCGATGGCCTTGCGTAATGCGGGAATAAACCCTTATGAACTGGCTGAACTAAGTAATCCACAGTCAGGGCTTATGTGGATGTCATCGCAAATGCAGCAGCTTTCAAACAACCCTGATGCATTAACAAAATTCACAAAGGCTTTGGGTCTAAATACAACAGAGCAAGATGTTTTATCTAAAGGCCCCGATTGGCTTAACCAGCAATTTGAGGAGTACAACAAAAGAGGGCGAATGATCACCCCTGAAACAATCCGAATTGCTGATGAATACAACACAGCAATGCAAAACATTACGACTAATCTTGAGGGGTTAGGCAATGCCGTAAGTGTTAAATTAACACCAAAATTAACTGCTCTCGCTGAGCGTGCCGATAAATGGTTAACGGATAATAAGCAAGGGATTGTAGAAAAGCTCGACCAGGCTATGCCATATCTTGAGCAAGCCGCTAAGGGTATAGCGATACTTGTCGCAATAAATGCAGCGCAAAAAGGGGGGAAGATGTTTCTTAGCAATCTACCCATTCTTGGCGCTGCGGCTTATGCGGAATATTTTTATAATGATTTCGACAATATAAAAGATAGTGCTTCATCTTCTTGGGATTACAACAAGCGCCAGGCGGGAAGATGGCTTAACGAAAATATTAACTATCCGTACAGTGATTTTCTTGGGTTCTTTGGACTGAAAGACAACCTAGTTCCTCAGCGTCCGGCAAGAATAGCTACAGGGCCTAACCCCTATGCAAATGATATCCCGGGCAATATCGCGCCGAGAGGGATAAGAAATAACAATCCGGGTAACCTGAATTTCATGGGGCAAAAAGGAGCCAGAAAGGAAGATGGCGCGAATGGTCGCTTTGCTGTTTTTTCATCTATGGATGATGGCATCGAGGCTTTATATCAACAGCTTGGCCTGTATTTTGGTCGAGGAAAAGACACTATCGATGAGATAATTAATACCTACGCCCCTGCATCTGATGGGAATAATATTGTCGCCTACGCAGAGCAGCTTTCTCGTGCCACAGGGAAGGGTAGAAACGAGAAATTAAACTATAACGATAAACAGATGATGGCTCGCCTTATGCAGGGGATCATCGATCATGAAAACGGCAAAGGGTATGTTCAACCACAACAAATAGCTGGTGTCGTAGACTCTAATTTTGGGTTGGATTATTACGATAGAACAATGGGTTATTACAACGATAGGCAGAAGTTTGACCAGCAATTTTTAAATCGCAGTTCATCAAAAGAAACCACCGTAACGGTTCACTCCACCGTGGATGCCAGAGGCGCATCTGATCCAGCCGCCATTGAAGAGGCTGCGCGAAGGGGGGCGATAGCTGGGACTAGGGACGGATTGGCGGAAGCCGGACGAAACCTGAAACTATCACAGGAGTCTGATATCCAATGAGTATCGTCGGAATATTTAATAAAACTCGCCCGCAAATTAGCGGGCTTTTTTTTGACGCGATTCTTGAGGAATCAACCGAGTTACGAACGGACGTAAGTGAGTATCCCTTAGAAAACGCGATAACAGCCAATGACAATGCCGTGGTTCGCCCGTTGTATGTGACGATGACGGTTGCTCTATCTGACAACCCTGTAAAAACACTAATGGCAGAAGCAGGGCAATACTCAACTATCGCAGGTATTGGGGCTGGTGTGGGCGTTGGTGTTGTAGGTTCTGTTCTGGGAGGCGGCGCTGCGGCATTAGCTGGGGTTGCAGCATCAATAGGATTAGCAACTGTGCCATCGGGTGATAAGCGATCTCAAACGGTATTGGCTGCGATCAGGGAAATTCAGACTGGCACACCAGATAAACTGGGAAACCAGATTATAGATGTGATCGGCACTAAAGCGGCATATAAAAACATGATTATCACTAACACCAGAACGGTAACGAACAAGGAAAATGAAGGCGGCTTAGAGTTGGTAGTTGAAATGCGTCAATTGGTACTTATCGATCGCAATCATGATGCTGAAACAATCAATGCTAATCTGCCTGCTGGTGATACCGCTGCAACACAAGGGCAGGCAACCATTCATCGTGGAGAGGTGACACCACAATGAAGATAATCCCATTAAATAACAGGACTGCGTCCCAAGAATTCTCTGTGACGCTAAACAACCATAATTTGCGCTTCACCATTAATTGGATGACGCGATATGAATACTTCCGTGTAGATATTCATGATCGTGAAGAAAATCCTATTGTTCTTGGTAGGGCAATGCATTCGGGAATTAATTTATTGTCAGGTCTAAATACTAAGATCGGCCAAATTATATTGGAGGGTGAAACTCCTACGCTTGATAATTTGGGTATTAGCAATCAGTTGAAGTGGTATCCACTATGAGTGTGATATTTGGTAGAAGCTATAAACTGGTCATTAAGTCCAGCATGGGAGGGAGTGATTTAGTTTATGAACCGCCCATGCAAATAAGATTTTCAGTGGCTGGAACGCCGAATAACCATGAGACTACAGCCAATATCTCTATCTATGGGATATCTCGAGCAACCCGTCAGCGGCTTTACCGCGAGTATGATGAAATTTTCCTGTATGCGGGTTACGCTGGAAACATGGGAATGATATTCAGAGGCCAAATTAACAACATTGAAACCGGAAAGGATGGAGTATCTACATATATAAGGTTTTATTGCTGGTCTCATTTCGATAAATGGAAAGGGGTTTCGATTAATAAAACGTGGGGAAATAATACCCCGCCGATAGAGATTGTTCGTGATGTGGCGAACACATTCGGTATTGATGTCGATATCGTTGGTGATTTCTCACAACTACCTCTAGCGATATATGGCGATACACGGATAGGAAAATCTGTTGATGAAATGAATGACCTGAAACGGATATATGGGTTTGAGTGGTTTTTTGAAAGCAACCGGATTGTAATTGCAAAGAGTGGCTATTCTCGTGAAAAAATCACCCACATCATACGGTCAGATAATGGTATGGAGGGGGTTCCCCGCATCTACCTCGGACAAATAGAAGTGGATGTTAAGTTAGATCATCGTATCCGTATTCTGGATTGGGTTGATGTTGCTTCTGAGTTTGAAACATATGGATTCAGCGACATATATAGAGTTGGAGAGGGGAACGCTTCAAGGCGGCAACGTAGCCTTGGGAAATTTGCGGTGTTATCAACCATGCATCAGGGTGATTTCTACGGAGATTTGTGGAAAACAACCGTATCGGCACTATTACGAATTGAATCGGCGCGAGGTGCTTTATGAATAAAACTCAGCAAGGAAACCCGCTGTATGAAGCTATCGAGGCTGCAAAACTTGCCAGCGTTTCACGACTGATGATCTGTTTGCCGGGAAAAATAATTTCCTACAATCCCAAAAACCAGAGAGCGCAGATAGAGTGCGGGATTCAAAAAAGGAATGGGGATAATTTTGAAACATTCCCAATTATTGAAAACGTGCCTGTTCAATTTTCCGGTACTGCCAACTGGTCCGTATTTCATGAGTTACCCGCAGAAACTGAGGGGCTGATTCACTTTAGTCAGCGAGCAATAGATGCATGGCTTGATCAGGGGGGGCCGGTAGCGCCGCACAGTATGAGGATATGCAGTCCGGCAGATGCGTTTTTCTCACCCGGTTATCGGTCACTGAAAACCGCGATTCCCAACCTACCCACATCCGGTGTGGGCATGAGTAATCGTGACGGCTCTGTGCGCATCCACCTGACAGATGGAGGGATAGCCCTGACATGTGGCGGCGTTTCGTTGACGGTTTCGCCCGAAGGGATAACGCACAGCGGCAAAACAACGCTGGATGGACGGACAGAGGTTACCACTGGTGGCCTGGCTGTTGGTGATATTGAGTTTGATGATCACGCGCACGGAGGTGTTGAGCGCGGCAGTGGGATATCTGACGGCCCTCAATAAGTTTGAAACCACATTCACGCCCCGGCATCGCTGGGGCTTTTTTATGGGCGCTAATCATGATTCGTAATTTTATAGACGGCGACATTGTCACGCACGGCGAACATTTCGCAACGGGAAAAGAGGCTACACGGCAAGGGATCATCAGGAGGCTGCGGTTGTTTCTCGGTGAATATTTTCTCAATGCCGCAGAGGGGACGCCGTGGTTTCAATCAATTCTCGGTAAAACACAGGTAGACATTGCCGCAGCCAGTATTAAGCAGCGGATCCTGACTGCTCCGGGCGTAATTGGCCTCACTCGATTTGAGTTCAACATCGACCAGACCACGCGAAAAATCACAATTTACGCATCGCTAGTGGACATCAATAACGAGCAGTTTGAATTGTTGTTTGATGAGGAAATTATCTGATGGCTGAAATTACCAAAGATGGCGTGAGCGGGCAGACGTTAAACAGCTATGTTGCCGTTATGCGCCAGCGCTATCTTGATATTGATGACGGCTGGAATATCAATCCAGAATCGCCGGATGGCCTCATTATCGCTGCATGGTGTGAAACACTGGCGAATTTGGACGAGGCTATTATCAGTGCCTATCACTCAGCCGATCCCAATTCAGCGATTGGGCAACAGCTCGATCGCATAGCGGCGTTCGCGGGTATTACGCGCCGAGATAGTACATTCTCAACTGTTACAGTGACATTCACTGGCACGCCGCTTGTTGAAATTCCTGCCGGTACTCTGGTGCGAAATCGGATTACCGGCACGCTGTGGGCAACAGATAGCACAGTGGAAACCAGCAGCGGCGGCATGGCAACAGCTAACGTTACATGCACAACCGCTGGCAGTCAGGCGGGAAACAGCAATAACCTGTCTATCATTGCCACGCCGATCGGTGGCATTACCGCCGTTACCAACGCAAACCCCGCATCGCTCGGACGTGATGAGGAATCAGATAATGCGTTTCGCGTTCGTCGCAATGAGTCTGTTGCGTTCCCCGGCAATAACCAGCTCGACAATATTTATGCGGCTTTGGTCAATCTGGAAGGAATGAAACAGGTCCGTATTTATGAAAACACTGAGTCCGCACCGGATGAAAATGGCGTCGAGGGGCATTCACTGGCGATCGTCATTGACGGCGGCGAACCTGCAGATATTGTCGCAGCGATCGCGAAACGGAAAAATCCCGGCTGCGGGCTGAATCGCTATAACAGCAGCATCCCGAACAAAATCAGCACTGATACGGTTACGCCAGGCGGAAACCCGTTTAATGCTACGTTTTTCCGGCCGGAGTTTATTCCTATCTTTGTTCGCGTCAGCATCTCCAGCGATCGGCGATTTGATGATGACGAAATAAAACGCTCTATCGTTGAGTATTCGAACATCGGGTTTGAGCAAACAACCGGATTTGCAAAGACGGGATTTCGAATTGGTGAGGATGTTGGGGCGGGGCGGTTGTATACCCCAGTTAACTACATTGTCGCTGGCAGCGGATTTGTTCAGTCGATCGGTGTAGGGATGTCGGCAGCATCTGCGGTGAATGCTCAGGTTGATATTGCGTTTAACCAGCTCGGTATTTTCAGCGCAGAAAATATAGAGGTGGTCTATGTATGACCATACGAAAAAGGCTTTAAGCCGCGCCTATTGGCAATATAAAAACGCCCCGAAATTAATTGAGTGGCTGAAAATACTACCGGCTATCGCTCAGGCCAGCATTGAAGATCAGGCCGATAAAATACAACGGATGCTGGATATCGACACCGCAGAGGGAGAGCAGCTTGATATCTGCGGTCGCATCGTTGGTTACCGCACGCGACCGCTCGGTACGTTCTCACCCGCATGTCAGCCAGCGCCCGTTAATGATGACCTGTTTCGCCGAATGATTAAGGCGAAAATTTTCAAAAACAACAGCGTGGCCACGATTGACGAAATCCAGTTCGCAGCCAGCTACATCATGAATGAACCGACCCGATTGCTTGACGGGCAGGACATGGAAATGCGCCTGATCTGGTTTACTCACAACGTTGACATCGGCACGCAGCAACTGATTCAGGACTATGACCTAATCCCGCGACCTCAGGGGGGGGGGAATAAAGATGTCCGGGTCATCACATATAAACCGTTTGGATTCGGCCAGCACTATGCAAACTTCCGCGCTCCTTTTTGGCACGGCGACGGCATCAAGATCTACACGAACCTGAAATTAACCCTGACGTTTGCTGATGGTGTGCTATCCGGTGCGCTAACGGCTGCGGCGGGGATCGTTGTTTCAGATATTGATGTCACGCTGATTTACACACTGGCAGGCGGGAGAACGGAAACAGAACGGCTGGTAACCGACGATAACGGCCAATTCAGCACAACGCCACAATTCGACGAGTTCACTGTTGTCGCCCGCGCTCAAGTATTAACGCCGCTGTGTGAGTGGGAAAACGTGCAGAGCGGCGAGGTGATTACGAACATTTTTTTTAACGGAGCCGTGTCGTTTAACGGTCGTGCGAAATTCAGAGGTTGATAATGTCAGACCAGGTTGAAATCCCCAACATCGATGATCTGCCGGACATGCAGGAGACGGCAGAATTTACCCCTGTAGTTAAATTACTGACGACTGAAACACCAGTACTTGGCTATGACGGAACAGATATTAATCCCGCAAACTGGCAGGCGAAAGCGCTGGCTGACCGCACGCAATGGCTACGCGACCGTTTACTGAACCTGTCCACGCGTCTGGTTATGTCAGTGAACGGCAAAACGGGTAACGTTGTTGTCACGTATGCTGATGCAGGAGCAGACGCCGCAGGAACGGCAGACTCACTGATGACGGCGCACCTAACCGCGCTCGATCCGCATTCTCAGTATTTTGACGAGACGCGGGGTGATACGCGGTATGTTCAGCGCTCGCTGGCGAATCAGTCTAACGGCTGGCTGCAACTGGATGCGTCCGGCAAAATCCCCGCGTCAATGTTAACGGTGCTCGCATCGCGCTATGTCGTCGTAGCAAACCAAGCCGCGCGGCTGGCGCTGGCGTCATCTGCAAACCTCACGATTTGCGCGCAGGCCGATATTGACCAGTTGTTCTATCTGAACGGCGGCTCTAATCCTGCTGTGTCCGCAAATTGGGTTGCTGGGCAATCCGCTACCGTATCCGGCGTATCGTCTGTATTCGGTCGAACTGGCGCAGTAGCAGCACAAAACGGCGATTACGACGCGGACAAAATCACAGAGACGGCAACGCGGAAATTTACCACCGCTGCTGAAAAAACAGCGTGGAACGCGAAGCAAGCTGCATTAGTTTCCGGTACCAATATTCGCTCTCTATTTGGGCAGTCGCTATTGGGTTCCGGTAACCTGACGCCAACGCCTGCGCAGATGGGGGCTGCGGCGACGGTACATACTCACACGACAGCAGATATCACAGACTACACACAGAAAACCCAGCAACTCATTACCGCATCGCTGGAGGCTGGAACTGGCGTAACGCTGGGTTACAACCCGGTTAATGGGAAAACAATTATCAGTGCATCTGGTGGTTCTGGCGGCGGGCCTGGTTATATTGTTGTCGATCGTCCAGGCGCGGGCGCTGGGCAGTTGCATACGTTTAACATCAGCACACAGAGTGCGTTTAATCTCGCGGCGTTTGCTCTAAAGGAGGAGGCGGGGACCACAAACGTTACGTTTTTAGTTGATGATTTTAATGCTGCGAGTTCAACGAGCTATAACTCAACTGAGGCCGTGGTATTTAACGGCGTGGCAGGGCTGTACACGGGCGGTGAATATCAATTAACAGCTAACGGGCAATTCTGGACTCACAACACATACAGTGCAGGGAAAAATATCAGCATAATGTCAATCCCGTCATCATCGCTAGTTCCGATAATGACATCTGACACCACACCAGCCGGTTACACGATTAGATCCAGCGGTAATACTGTTGAGGGCGGCGTTGAAATAAAGCCCTGGATATTGTTTGATGGAAACATTGCAACAAATTGGTTTTCTGACGCGAGTAACGTACCAACCCCAGCAACTCCAAAATGGATTAGCGTAGAATTACAAATTCCATCAATATGCACAGGATATCAAATCACAAACAGGGTGAGCAGTGAATTCGTTAACTCACCGAATACATGGGTTTTTCAAGGCACCAATGATGGAATTACATGGGATAATCTACATAGTGTTAATGGTAGTAACAATAATGCGGCCGGAGTAGTTAGATCATATAACGTATCTGGTTCCGCTCCATACAAAATATACCGACTGTTAGTTACTGCGAAAAATGGATCAACGGCAGATAGGTACATTTCGCTGTCTAGTATGAAAATACTGACATCCAGCCGTTTTATATTGAACTCAAGTGGTAAAAACTACACAATAAAAAACGGAATTCCAACTGAAATAATAGGGGAGGTTACAGAGTCAGTAATAAACAGTGAGGGCGTTTATTTCGCGGGCATCTCCAGCAGTGCCAGCATAGGCAGCAACATTGAAATAATCTCAACCCACAGCGGCGGTGTCAAAATATCACTAACGCCGTACTCTCAAATATTGATGCAAAAATCATTAATGTCTGCGAATTCATGGTCACAGATTAATTCTGCAACGCTAACAGCAACGCAGACGGGTAACGGCAAAGTACGTGTCGCCGTGACGCGGGATTTAGTGAACTGGCATGTCTTGCGGAACGATGTGTGGGTTGATGTAGGGGCGCTATCAGCTGATACGGCGGGGGCAATAAAACTGATCGACGGCGGTATGACATCTGCTGAGTTTGGCGCTATTACTGCGGCCCAGTGGACGCAACTGTTTGCATCCAACAGCGGTGTGCCGGACTCGCTTTCCTTTGCTTTCGCGCTTGATATTGCAGACCCATCAGCAGATGTTGCTGCAATAGATCGACTATTGCTCAATGTGAACAATACATCATCGTGGAGATTACAAAATCCTGCCGAGGTTGAAATTCGTTGGCGAAATGACAGCATGACGTTTCGAACAATGACAGCGGGAAATTATAAATTAGCGTATCAAATACCATAGGGGAATATAATGTTAAGATACTGGTTACGTCTGGATATTATGGAATATGTCAGCAGCGGTGATGATTTAACGTTTCTGGGTTACGTTGAGGTGCCGAAAAAACCGGAACCACACCCTGAAATCTACGCATGGGATATTAATACGTGGGGTTGGCTTATTAGTGAGCAGTTAACGCGTGATGCGATTGCGACATTTCGCTACGAGAGAGAAACGGCGGGAATTACATTTAATGGTAATCAATTCCACACAACAGATCGCAGCAAAACAATGCTGTGCGGCGCGGCGATTAAATGCCTACGTGATGAAAATAAAACATTTCACTGGAAAACTATTGACGGTCAATTCATCGAGTTGTCATCGGTTGATATTCTCGCTCTGCATGATGCTGTCATTGATTACGTTGAATCGTGTTTCAGTCGTGAGCAATCATTAGTTAATTCACTGTTACTGAATGAATTAACTGCGGAAATGATTGACGAGGATTGGCCGTCAAATAGTCTGTAAATAAAACCTCATCATCCGGCCGCTAACTCAGCGGCCTTTTTCATTTCTGGAGTTCAAATGGATCAGAAATTCTTTCGCGTGCCGTTTGCGCAGAGCGGCGACCGCCAGACCATACCCGACGCAACACAGAGTAGTGGCATGGTTTCATTTCCATCAGGTTGGGGCGGTGATTACGCAAAAGACCCGACTGTAGACGCGAATGCAAAACCGGTTGAGCGTGAGGCGATGAATGCAATTTTGTATGCCATCACTAACGCTGTGCGGCAGTATCAGATTTTCGGGTTCCCTGAATACATCACTCCCGCTGATAACGGCGGCGTGGCGTTTGCGTACAGCTCCGCCGCTGTAGTTCGCTATCGCGCAGCTGCGAACCAGCCGTTTAGATCGTATGTATCGATCGCTGACAACAACACGTCAGTGCCTGGTGCTGATGCGACGAAATGGCAGGAATTCATTTATCGGGAGGCTACAGAGCAGGAGGCGATCGAGGGTTCAGGAGATACGCAGATCATCACACCCCGCCGCTTGCACGACGGCGCTAGCTATCTCGACGAGCAACTAAAAACCGCGCTGACGCCGTATTTATTGCCGATTGGGTTTATCGGCGAATGGGGGTCAGTAATTCCGCCCGATGGCTGGCTGGAGCTAAATGGTCAGGAGTTCGACACAGCAGCGAATCCCAAACTAGCATTACTATATCCAGGCGGACGCGTGCCAGACGCGCGGGGTCGTTTCATCCGTGGCTGGGCAAATGGGTCCTCTGTCGACCCGGATTTCGATAGAGAGATCGGCAGCATTCAGAACGACTCAATTGCAAAACACGATCACGGCGGTGGAATAACCCCGCGTTCTACATGGGGTGGGCATATTGATGGCTGGGGTAATGATGATGCTCAGGGGTTTGATAATTACGATCCGGCTAACACTGAGTCCAGCGGCGGTGATGAAACGAGGCCTAAAAATCTCGCACTCATGTACATTATAAAAACAGATCGCGCAGACTCGACTCCCGGCGTACCTGTTCCCACAGCTATTGTGCTAACACCTCAATCGGCAGTTGTTAATGCCGGAGCAGCGCGGCAATTTTCCGCTGCTGTTTTGCCTGCAATATTTCAGAGCGATTACCCCGTCTCATGGTCAGTCGGCGACTCGTCGCTCGGCAATATTAACGCCAGTGGTCTGTATACTGCGCTCGCGGGGCAAACGGGTACACAAACAATCATTGCATCAATTAGCACGGGATTAACACAAACTGTCACGCTCAATCAATATGTATTTCTGACATCAATTTCTATTTCTGCTGTGCCGAGTTTAGAAGTCGATGAAACGTACAATCTAGCTATAACGTTTACGCCCTCGAATTACACTGAACCAGTTGATTACTCGAGTAGTGAATCTCAGATTGCGGGGGTTACAAACGGGATTGTTACCGCGACCGGTGCCGGCATTGCGACAGCGAGCGTAACCGGACGCTACTCAGGAGTTACAGCATCACGTCCTGTGACTGTCACACCTAAAATTGTTGTTGAAAAATATCTACAGATT